ATGGCCGTGCGTAAGGCCGCTGCCAAAGAAAAGCCCTACAAGATGGCTGATCGGGATGGGCTCTATCTGCTCGTCAAAACCAACGGCGCGAAAGCCTGGCGCTTCGATTACCGATACGGCGGAAAGCGCAAGACGATCGGCCTGGGGGTGTATCCGGCCGTGAGCCTTGCGACCGCAAGAAGCGAGTTGGTCGAGGTCCGAAAGACCTTGGCGCAGGGGCGCGATCCGAGCGAGAAGCGGCAAAGCGAGCGTGGTGCAAACCTCGACGGGGCAGAGCATACGTTCGAAAAACTGGCCGACGAATACCTCCAGCGCATGCGGGATGAGGGGGTCGCGAACGCGACCTTGACCAAGAACGAGTGGCTGCTGAAGAAGCTTCCCTCCAGGGGCTTTTTGTCTCGACCGATCAAATCCATCACTGCCAGGCATATTCTCGATGAGATCAAGCGATGCGAAAACTCGGGTCGACTCGAGACAGCGCTACGCCTTCGAGCGGTGATCAGCAAAGTCTTTCGGCTGGCGATCGTGACCCTTCGCGCTGACATGGATCCGGCGTCCTTTCTTGTCGGCGCTACAAAGCGGCCAAGGGTGGTCAGTCACGCCGCGGTAACCGATGAGACTAAGTTTGGTGGACTCATCCGGGCCGTGGACGAATATGACGGGTGGCCGACCCTACGCCTTGCAATGATGTTCACGGCACTGACTGCGGCCCGGCCGGGAGAGGTCCGGCATGCGACATGGACGGAGATTGACTGTGAAAAGGCGCTCTGGTCCGTGCCGGCCGAGCGGATGAAGATGCGAAAAGAACATCAGGTTGCCCTGAGCGAGCAGGCAATCGCGGTCCTCAAACAGGCGCGTGAAATCGCCTTCGACACCGACCTGGTCTTCCCGTCGATTCGCTCAAACACAACACCCCTTAGCGAAAATTCAATGAACGCGGCGTTGCGCCGAATGGGGTATCTGAAAACAGAGCACACGGCGCACGGTTTTCGCTCGTCATTTTCGACTATACTCAACGAGCGCGGCTTCGATGCGGAACTGATTGAGACGGCCCTCGCCCACAAGGATGGCAGTGTGCGCGGGATTTACAATCGGGCAAGATACTGGGACGAGCGCAAGAAGCTGATGCAGGCCTGGGCTGACATTGTGGACACGTTAAAGGCGGGAAGCGTCCTGACGTAGCTTCCCGCCTTTGTGCGGTTCAGATACTGGTCCGTTCAGAGCGCCGTCAGGGCGCTTTCAGGGATCCAGTCCTGGACCTGTCGGTCGGTGCCATCGACATAGCGAATGTAATACTGAGGCGCGAGGTCGAGGTATTCCGCGCGGCCAATGACGACGCCGTACTCGCCGCTCATCGAGAGCGCCACGCGCTGATTCATTTCAAACTTGAACACGGCTTTCGGTTCCATCTCGTTCCTCTCAGGGTGAAGTGGTCCGGGCGGCGGGATTTGAACCTGCGACCCCGTGCTCCCAAAACACGTGCGCTACCTGACTGCGCTACACCCGGCCGTTGCTTACGCGCCGATATTTGCTATAGGCCACCTTGCGAGTCAACAAAAAAGTGTCTAAGTTGAATTTCAGTTGATTAGCGAAGGTGGACCAATGAGTGTCGGATTGAGCGACCCGCCCAGGCGACTGCTGCGCGTGGAGAACGTGACCACGATGCTGAATGTCTCTCGTGCGACATTCTACCGGATGCTCAAGAACGACGAGACGTTTCCGAAGCCGGTGAAGATGGGAAAGCTGACCATGTTCTCGGATGCCGAGATCAACGACTGGATAGGCCAGAAACTCAACGACCGGTGAGCGATCGAGCATGTACGGTGGACGCTATAGCGATGTGCTCGGCTTTGATGATGGTGGCCCTGTCCGCAGAGGACAGACAGCACCCGCTGTTGTTCAGGAACACGGTGCTGAAGAGGCTATGCCTCCGACGGATGGTGTATCCGTTGACTGGCTCGCTGCGGCATTCGGCATGAACCGCAAGGATGTTGCCAGCGCCTTGCGCCCGTGCCCCATCAAAAGTCGGAAAGGGGTTCGCAAGTTCTACGATCTGCGAACGGCTGCCGGTTATCTGGTTCGCCCCGAGCGCGAGTTGTCGGCCGCCCTCGCCTCCCTCAAGGCCGACGATCTCCCCGAACGACTTCGAGAGTCCTTCTGGAATGCCAAGATGAAGGAACTGAAGTTCCGCGCTGCCGCTGGCGATCTGTGGTCGACGGCGTCGGTCTTGGACGTGCTCGGCGAGACCTTCAAAGCAATCAAGAAGGCAACGCAACTCTGGGCGGACACAGTTGAAGAGAGCCTCGGGCTCACTCCCGATCAGCGCAACCTTGTCGTCGAACTGTCCGACCGTCTGATGAGCGACATCCAGACATCACTTGTGCACCAGGCGCAATCCAGCGCAACCGAAAGCTATCTGGCGACGCTTGACGATGAAACTGTCCCGTCCGCATGAATTTGCGACCCTGGAAGAAATCGTTATCGCAGCGTCAGAGATGGTGCGCCCGCCAGAGCGTATTACCGTGTCTGAGGCGGCAACGAAGTACCGATATCTGGATAACCCCGGCTCCTACGTCGGCTATTGGAAAAACGAGAAAACGCCGTATCTCGTCGAGGTTATGGACACCCTGACGAGTTTGGACTTCAGAGGGGTCGTCCTTGCCGGAGCGGCGCGAATTGGCAAAACGGACATTTTCTACAACTGGCTGACTCATACTGCCATCTGCGACCCCGCCGACATGATGTTCATCGGCATGACGAAGGAAGTGTCTCGCGATATCTCTCAGGGCGATCTCGGCAAGGTTTTCCGCAACACCAAAGAGTTGGGGAGCCGCCTGATCCCCGGTCGCCATTCCGACAACGTGTTCGACAAGAGATTCAAAAGCGGGATGCGTCTGCTTCTCCGCTGGCCGTCGATCACCGAGCTTTCCGGAAAAACAATACCCAGGTTGTGCCTGGCTGATTATGACCGCATGGAGGATGACATCGCGTCGGAAGGGCCGGCGTTCGATTTGGCGATGAAACGCTCAGAAACCTTCAAGCGTTTCGGAATGACGTTCGCGGAGTCGTCGCCTGGTCGCGAGATCAGGGATCCTAAATGGATCCGCAAGACCCCGCATGAGGCCCCGCCTGTGCATGGCGGCATCCTCTCCCTTTACAATCGAGGCGACCGCCGCAGATGGAACTGGCGCTGCCCCTACTGCGACAACCCGTTTGAGCCGCATTTCGGCCTTCTGAAATACCCGAAGTCCGCGGACAACTGGGAAGCGGCGCAGATGGTGACGATGCAATGTCCGCATTGCCGGATGGACATTGACCCGTCATTCAAGCGCGAACTCAACTCGAAAGGGCGGTGGATCCGCGAGGGCATGCTATGGCTGCCGGATGGATCGATCGTCGGACAGCCGATCCGGACGGATATCGCCTCGTTTTGGCTCAAAGGCCCGGCCGCAGCATTCCAGGATTGGCAGAGCCTTGTTTTCGCCTATCTGCAGGCCGTCGATGTCTACGAAAACACCGGCGACGAGAACCCCCTGAAGAAGACCGTAACGGCGGATCAGGGCGAGGCTTATCTACCGAAGGCATTGGCGGAATCCCGCTCATCTGAAAATCTGATGGAGCACGCCGAGGACTGGGGAACGACGAAAGAGAATCCGACGGTTCCGCCCGGTGTCCGTTTTATCATCGCAACGGTTGACGTGCAGTCGGGCTCCCGGTCCGGGTTTGTTGTGCAGGTCACCGGTTTCGGCCTGCACAACGATGCCTGGGTCATCGACATGTTCCGTCTTCTCAAGAGCGAGCGGCGGGACGAGGACGATGAACGCCTGCCGCTCGATCCGAGCGCCTATGCCGAAGACTGGGATCTGCTGATCGGTGAAGTGATCAAACGGAGCTACCCCCTTGCCGATCAGTCAGGCCGTCGCATGTCAATCAAGTTGACCGGCTGCGACTATGGCGGCAAGGAAGGTGTCTCGATCCAGGCCAGGGAGTTCTGGCGGCGGCTTCACACCGAGCACGGCCTATCGAACCGTTTCCAGCTCGTCAAAGGCGACCCACTGAAAACGGTGCCCGCCTATACGAAGAAGTTTCCTGACGCGAACCAGAAGGACAAATTCACGGCGGCGCGTGGTGATGTGCCTGTCGGCTTCATCAACTCGAACGATATGAAGGATGCGCTGAACGGCTTTCTCTCGCGTCAGGATAAAGGTGGCGGATACTGGACATTCCCGATCTGGGCGCCGAAGTGGTTCTACACTCAGATGACATCTGAAGTGCGCACGGACAAAGGTTGGGAGAAGCCTGCCAATCACCGGGTCCATAACGAGGCGTGGGACTTGTCCTATTACGCCCTGGCGCTGCTGCGCCATGAGGAAGTCCGGGCCTTGCGTGCCGGTTTCTGGGATAAGCCCCCGCCGTGGGCAGCCGAGTGGGACAAGAACGCACTGGTTTTCGGCGAGCAGGATGAGAACCCGGTCATGCCTGCAAAACCCAAGAAATATGACCTCAGCGCGCTCGCAAAGCGCCTCACCTAAATCAACAAAAAAGTTGCTAACCAACCATATGTTGATTATAGCCTAGTGATCATTTCAAAACCTATGGCGGCGCCATGACTCTGCAGGAACGACTTACGGACGCTGAAAACGCCCTGCATGATTGGCAGACGGGCCGCGGCGTTCTGGAGGTCGTTGACCAGAACGGTGAGCGCATCCGCTATTCGGCCGCCAACGTTATTCGCTTGCAGAATTACATCGCCGATCTTCGCCGGCAGGTGAATGAAACGTCCATTGCCCCGATGCAATTCTGGGGGCGCCCGTGAAGAATCCACAGCGATACGCGGATGTGTTGGGGCCGTCGTCCGACGACCTCGGCACGCTCGCGCCGTCCGGTGTCAGGGTGCCGGGCGGCGCGAGCAAGGAGATGGCGATTGTTGGCGATGCCTATGAGGGGGCGTCCCGGAAGTCGCGCGAACTCGCGATGTGGAACCCGCCGAGCCGGTCTGCCGATCAGGACATCCTGCCTCAAAAACGCCTCGCAGATGCGCGTGTCCGCGACACGATCAACAATGATGCCTATGTGCGTTCCGGGCAGACGATCCACAAGGACCACATCGTCGGCGGCAAATACATTCTCAACGCCAAGCCCGTGTCGCAGATCGTCTTCGGCAAGGACGACGAAGTCTGGGAGGAAGAGTTCCAGACAGAAGTCGAAACCAAGTTCGGGCTGTGGGCAAACTCGCGCGCGCATTGGGTTGACGGGGGTCGACGGAACACTTTCACGCAGCTCATTCGTCAGGCCGTCGGCACGTATTTCGCCACAGGTGAGGTTCTGGCCGCGGTTGAATGGATCCGGGACGACGCGGAAATCCGCCCGTTCAACACGGCGATCCGCATGCTCGACCTTGACCGGCTGTCGAACCCGGCACTCGGAGGTTCGAACCCGTTCATCGTTGGTGGGGTCGAGGTCAACAAACGACATGTCCCTGTTGCCTACCACGTGAGAAAAGCCCCGCCAGGAGCATACTGGCTCGCGTCGCAATACGAGTGGGAGCGGATCCCGGCCAAGAAGCCGTGGGGGCGCCCGCAGGTCATCCATCTTTACGAGCAGACCCGCCCCAATCAGACGCGGGGCATGGCACCATTGGTTGCCGCGCTCAAAGAGATGCGGATGACGAAGGATTTCCGCGACATCGTTTTGCAGAATGCGGTCGTCAATGCGACCTACGCGGCCTCGATCGAATCCGATCTCGATACCTCGGTCATTTTCCAGCGCCTCGGCGGCGGCAACGTCGGCAACGGTGACCTGTCGCAGCAGATAGACGAGAGCGTTACCAGCTACATGGCGGCCTACCTCGGGGCGGTCGATTCCTACATCGGTGCGAGCGACCAGTTCCAACTTGGCGGTGTCCGCATTCCGCATCTACCGCCAGGCTCGAAGCTGCATATGCAGCCGGCCGCGAAGGGTGGCCCGCTCGGGACCGACCTTGAAAAGTCGCTCCTCCGTCATATCGCTGCCTGTCTCAACGTCTCCTACGAGCAGTTGTCGCGCGACTACAGCGAGACCAACTATTCGTCCGCGCAGGCGGCCATGGGCGAGACCTGGAAGCACATGCTGGCCTGCAAGGGCCTGCTCGCCGACGCCTTCGCGTCGATCGTCTATCGCTTGTGGCTCGAAGAAGCAATCAACAGTGGCATGATCGAGTCACTGCCGCGGCGGCTCGGGAATGACAGCGCCTGGCTCTACAAGCCCTTGGTCATGGAAGCCATCACTGAATGCGAGTGGATCGGCGCCGCGCTCGGCCAGATCGACCAGCTCAAGGAAACGCAAGCCGCCTCGCTGCGCATGAAGTTCAATATGACGACGCTCGAAAGCGAAGTCGCGCGGCTCGGCGGCGATTGGCGGCAGGTTCTGAAGCAACGCGCCCGCGAGCGCAACCGAGCCGAAGAACTCGGCTTGCGGGATGCCGCCGACACGCAGGACAACTCGGTGAACGCAGCTTCTGGAAGCGTTAGCGCTGCCGCAGGGGAGAACAATGACAACGCCGCTTAACCCCCTGATCGCCCGTTTCGACGGGCAGCCGGCTCTGGTCGCCATCGAACAGGCAACCCGCTTTCAGTCCCTGGTTGTTGAGGGAGCGAAGGTCTACGACAAGATCGTAATGTCGAGCGACCGCATGGCGCTCATCGACGATTTCTGGCCGGAAGAAAATGACTGGCGAGCGGCCTATCGGCCCTACGTCGTGAAAGATGGTGTCCTGCAAATTCCGGTTCGCGGCGTGCTGCTGAACAACTTCCCTTGGCAGCTCTACGACTGGGCGACTGGCTACGACTACATCGCGCGTGCGTTTTCGCGGGGGCTCAACGATCCGAAAGTCAACGGGATCGCGTTCGTCATCGACTCGCCAGGTGGCGAGGTCGCCGGGAACTTCGATCTCGTCGACATGATCTACGCAGGGCGAGGCCAAAAACCGATGCGGGCGTTTGCTGCCGAAAGCGCTTATTCGGCAGCCTATTCGATCGCCTCGGCCGCCGACACGATCGTCGTGTCGAGAACAGGCGGCGTTGGCTCGATCGGCGTGGTGACCGCTCATATCGATGTGAGCAAGGCGCTCGATCGTGTCGGCATCGCGGTCACGTTCATCCACTTCGGCAAGCACAAGGTCGACGGCAACCCGTATGAACCGCTGCCAGATGATGTGAAGGCTCGCATCCAGGCTCGCATTGATGAGCTTGGCGCCATGTTCGTGTCGATCGTGGCACGGAATCGAGGCATGGAGGAACAGGTCATCCGGGATACGGAGGCGCTGACCTACACAGCCTCGCAAGCAACGTCCATCGGGCTCGCCGACGAGATCGGCCCGCTCGAAGACGGCCTCGCCGCGTTTGCGGCAGAACTGTCCACCAATCGAAAGGGAAATGCGATGGGACAGAACACCAGTGAGCAGACGGCCGTCGATCAGGCGTCCATCGACAAGGCTCGTGAAGAGGGCAAGACCGAAGGTCTCAAGGCCGGTGCGACGGCCGAGCGCTCGCGCATCGCTGCGATCGTCAATTCCGACAACGGCAAGAGCCGTCCCAAGATGGCTCTGAAGATGGCGCTCGGCGACAAGTTCGCGACTCTCGATTCCGATACTGTCGTCGAAATGCTCGGCGACATGCCGGAGGAGAAGGCCGAAAGCGCCGAGAACACGACCGGCAAGACCTTCCGTGATGCGATGGACTCGGGCAAGAACCCGGACATCGGCGCGCCGAGCGACGACGAGGAGTCGCGCGTGGATGCAACCCTCACCCGGATCAAGGGGCCGCGCAAGGCCGCCTGACGGCCAACTTGCGCCCTTCTGTTCAACCAATTAGTGAATAGGTGAACAACGATGGTTACAATCACCCCGCCTTATGCGGCATCCGATGCCGGCGTTCCGTCCCAGTGGGCGGATACGATCGAACCCGTTGCCGAAGGCCTCATCGTCGGCGATACGCCGCCCGTCGTGACCGACGACATGGTCATCGCCGCCAGTCAGACGTTCGCCACTGCGTTCGTTCCGGTCGGCTTCGACGGGTCCGGGAATCTCATCCCCGCTGTCTCCGGCACGACGCAGGCGATCGGCGTCCTTCTTCGGCCCGTCACGACGCCGGCCTCCCCGCTGCAGGGTCAGCCCGTGCTGCGTCAGGGCTGCCTGAACATGGACATGATTGCCTGGCCTGCCTCCTACGACACCGAGGAGAAGAAGCTGGAAGCGTTCCGCGGAGCGCCGACGCCGACTGCGATCGTGGTCAAGAAGGTTCGTGCCGGGGCCACCGTCGCCGCTCCCTGATCCGGGGCATTCCGCACTCTTCGCTCGGTCTACGAGCCAAATCTTTGAAGGGTTATACCGATGGCAATTGAACTCTGGACCGACGAAGAACTTTTCATGCTTCGTTCGGATCCCCGCATGGACCCGCTGCCTTCGTGGGTTCTCGACACCTTCTTCACCGGCCGATACTATTCGGAAGACTTCGAGATCAAGTTCGGCGATCTTCCCGAAGCCGATCGCTTCCTGGCGCCGTTCGTGCTGCCCTACGAGCAGGGCAAGCCGATCGCCTATGCCAAGGGCGAAGACATCTCGGCCTTCACCCCGCCTTACATCAAGCTCAAGGATCGTGTCCGGGCGGTTGATGCGAAGAACCTGAAGCCGAGCGAGATTTTCCGCAATCGCGGGGCGAAGCCGTCGCTCGAAGAGCGCTTCAATCAGCGCGTCGTCGAGGTTTCCGGCATCCATCTTCGTGCGATCGATGTCCGGAGAATCTGGATGGCCTGCCGCGCGTTTTTCGACGGCAAGGTGCTGATCCAGTACGAGCGCGACCAGGGGGCCGCCAATCCGGATGTGCTTCTCGACTTCGGCCGTGCCGCGGGCCATACGGTCGTCAAGAGCGCAGACTACTGGAACGATCCGTCGACCGACATCATGGGCGATGTCGAAACGTGGTCCAACACCATGTATCTTGCCCGTGGCGGTGGTGCTCCCACCATGATGATCGTCGGCGCGCAGGTTGCGCCGCTCTTCCGGAAGAACACGGGCGTCAAGGCCGCGCTCGACACCAACTATCGCGGCAACAACTCGGTCCAGATGGACCTCGGTATCATGAATATCGAGCGCCCGTTGCAGTATGTCGGCCGTCTGTCGACCACGCTCGAAGTGTGGACCTACAAGGATACGATCGACATTCCGGACGGGTCTGGTGGCAAGACCAAGATCGATCTTTTCAACGAGAAGGACATCTGCCTGGTCGCCCCCGGCGCCACGGGCGTTCTCGCCCATGGTGCCATCTACGACGCGGACGCCATGATGGAAGGCATGGTCTCGACCGATGTCTACGCCAAGATGTGGATGACGAAGGACCCCGGCGACGTGATGCTGATGCATCAGTCCTCGCCGCTGCCCATCCCGCTCTATCCGAACCGCACGTTCAAGGCGCGCGTGCTCGCCTGACCTCTCACTGCAGGCGGCACCGTGCCGCCTGCTCTTTCAACCAAATAGTGAACACCCTGGAGATCTGACATGGCAGCAGCATTGATCACGGCCTTCGCGATTTGCACGATCCATCGCAAGGAGAAAGGCGCACCGGAGGTCGTCCCGGCCTCGACCAAGAAGGACATCAGCCTGTTCATGTGTCCCGAAGACGAGTTCGCGCGACTCGAGGGCCTGCAGGCGGCGCGCAAGGCGACCGACGATGAGATCGCGATCTTCGAGCGCCGCAACGGCAAGATGGCCGCTCCGGCAAAGGTCGTCGAAAGTGCTCCGGCGCAGACCGTGAATCCACCCTCGTCCGGGGCTGCGGGGGATCCGAATGCGGTGAAGGGGCGTGGCGGTCGGAAGCCGAAGGCGGAGAAGGTCGCGAAGACCGAGAACGCCGGTACCGAGACGACCGAGACGACCGACAACGACGGCGCCGGCAACACCGGTTCCGACAACGACGACGAGATGTAATTGGCGTCGTTTCGCGACATAAAGAGCAGGGCTCGCGCGGACATTCATGAACACTTGAAGGTCCGCGCGCTCTATATCGCGCTGCCCGGTTCCGATCCGGTTGACTGCTATGTGCGCGTTCATTCGAAATTCAACGCTATCGGCGGGCTGATCGCCTCAAGCGATTTCGCCGAGCGCGAGGAAGTCGAGCCGAAGATCCTCTTCATGCGCTCCGAGATTCCCGTACCTGCCCGCAACGCCGTCATTTCCATCAGCACGGATGAAGCTTACCGACTTGCCGTGGTGAGCGAGCCGGACGGTTTGACGATCACGGCCACGGCAACGCGCCTCCTTGGCAGCGAACTTGCCGGGCTGCCGGTTCCGGAGGGTGCCTGAATGCCTGCCGACTACTTTGCCGTGGCGATCGAGGGGCTGACAGGTCTTTCGGATATCAGTCAGCTCGACGACAAGGTCTTGAAGACCGCCAAGCTTGCGGTCAATGCGGCAACCCGGCGCGCGCAGTCACTTGCGGCGCGGTCGATGGAACAGCAGATCAGGTTTCCCCGCGGGTATCTGACCGGTAACAATGGCCGTCTCTCGATCACGAAGTTTGCCGACAGCACCGATTTGACGGCAAAGATCACCGGGCGCGACCGCCCTACATCACTGGCGCGTTTTGTCGTCGGCGGCGCGAAGCCCGGAACACGCGGCGGTGTCACGGTAGAGGTCGATCCGGGAATTGCCAAGCGGATGCCCGGCGCTTTCGCGATCAGGCTGAAGAATGGCAACATCGGTCTGGCTCTCCGGACGAAGAGCGGTCGTCGTCCGTCGTTGGGCGCCAAGCAAATTGCCGAAAATCTCTACCTTTTGTACGGCCCGGACGTGGCCGAGGTTTTCAACCAAACGCGCGAAATGATCCGTGATGACGTGGAAGCGTTCATGACGAACGAGTTCACGCGGCTGCTGGAGTTGGACCTGTGACCGACCCGTTTCGCCTGCGCGCCGCCAAGGCGCTCACTGCTGTCCTCCAGGAGATTACTCCAGACAACGGGTATGTGAACGATCTGTCGGCGTCCGTCTTTCGGGGCCGCTCCATATTCGGCTCAACTGACCCAGTGACGATGGTCAGCATTCTCGAACCGCACACCGAGCATCGGGACTTGCCAACCCCTGTTGCAGCCAGTGCGATGGCGCGCGAATGGGAGATGTTAATCCAAGGGTTCGTGAAGGACGACCCGAACAATCCCACGGATCCAGCACATACCCTTGCGGCCGAAGTGTGCCGCCGCCTCGCGATCGAGGCCGGCCGCAAGGCGCAGGCCCCGGAACGGGGCTTTGATCCGCTCGGTATGAACAAGCGGGATATGAAGAACCGTGTGGAGGGCATCCTCATCGGGAGTCCGATCGTGCGTCCTGCCGATGAGATATCCAACAAGGCGTATTTCTGGACGCGCCTGACGCTGAAGATCGTGGAAGACATCAGCGATCCGTTCGGGTAAAAGTGTTCAACTAAATCGTGACTATTCAAGCAGGAGTGGATGACATGGGTTCGGAAAACTATGTCCTTGGCCGTGGCGAAGTGCTCTTCGGGCGTTTCAAGGACGGCACGCAGACGCCGGAAGGGTATCGCTACCTCGGCAACACGCCCGAGTTCGGCCTCACCATCGAGTCGCAGGCGCAGGACCACTACAACTCGGACCGCGGCATTCGTGAGAAGGATCTGTCGATCACGCTCGAAGTCAACCGCACCGGTCAGATGGTCGCGGACGAGATCGATCTCGACAACCTCAGCTATTTCTTCTTCTCGGCTGCCGGCAAGGAGACCGTTGCGCAGGCGGGCGGCGCCGTCACCGGCTTCTCGATCCCGGATGCCATTCCCGGCCGCACCTATCAGCTCGGCGAAAGTGCCAGCAATCCGATCGGTGACCTGAATATCGCGGCCAGTGGATTTGTCGTGAATGACGACACCACGCCGACCCCGGTCACCTTCACGGCAGGCGATGACTACGTGCTCGACGGTGAACGCGGCCATCTGACGATCGTCGAAGGCGGCGCCATCACCGAAGGGACCAACCTTGAGGTCGACTACACCGTCACGGCCTCGTCCTACGACCGGGTGCTGTCGGGCTCGGAGAAGGTCGAGGGCGCGCTGAAGTTCATCACCAGGAACGCCACCGGTCCTGACCGCGTGTTCACGATGCCTCACGTCACGCTGGCGCCGAATGGTGACTACAACCTCAAGGGCGACGACTGGCAGCAGATTCCATTCACACTGGACATCCTGCGCAAGGGCAATCTCGAAGCCATCTACCTCAACGGTCTGCCCTACGTGCCGGCCTGACGGTCGTCAGCCACTGAAGGAGTTTGAGCGTGGCTATCAATCACACCCTGAAAATCGAAACCATCTCATTCGACGGCGGGTCCGTCGAGGTTCATGGTCTTACGACGCCCCACATCATGGCGTTCGTTTCGGCCTACACCAACGAAGCCCGTGCGATCTACGACAAGTTCACCGGCCGAGACGCCAAGCTTCTGACCGATGCGACGGTCGAGGGCATGGCCTTGGAATTCATCAGCAAGTTTCCGGCCGCCATGGCGATGATCATCGCCATGGCGGCCGATGAACCGGAGAACGTCGAGGGAGCGCAGAACCTGCCGATCGATGTGCAGGTGGCAGCCCTTGAGGCGATCGGCCGCCTGTCCTTCGCGATGAGCGGTGGTTTCGAAAATTTCATGCGGACCGTCACGCGCCTGGCGCAAAACGCGGACGGTCTGGCAAAGGCAACCAAGAAGCGCCAGACCTGATCGAGTTCGTCCGGGGTCTGCGCGCGCAGGTCAGCCATCTGCTGGCACACGGACACCAGGACGCCAAGTCCTACACCGTCGCCGAGGTTTGGGAGGAATATCAACTAATTGTTGAACGAGCCAACCGACAGCTGGCTAGCGAGGCGACGCTGACCCATGCGGTGATTTCGTCGATCGCCGCAGCGATTTGGGCAAAAGACAAGGGCCGTTCGGCCAACGAGAAACTGACCAGACTGCTCAAGGAACTCGGTGGTGGCTAAACGGCAGAACGAAGTCGAACTCATCGTCAAAGCGAGAGACGCAGCCTCGAAGGCGCTGGATACGATCACCAGTGCCTTCGAGGATTTCGTTTCTGCGACCAAGGAGACGGGCGGAGAGGCCAAGAAGACAAACTCGGTCATTGGCGAACTCGGCACGGCGCTCGGCTCGCTCGCCCGCCAGAGCAAGGCTCTCAACGCTTTCAAGCAGATTGGCGATGAACTCGGTGCCGCCACGGCGGCAGTCAAGTCCCTCAAAGGCTCTGTCGAGCAGTCGGCGGGCGAACTTGCCCGTCTCGCCCGTGAATCGCAGTCGGCCCAACAGAAACTCGTCAGGCTGCGCGCGCAGATCGCTGCGGAAGAGGCTGCGAACAAGGACGCCACGAAAGCCCGCGCCGAGGCCAACCGAGAACTGCGGCAAGCCGACAGTGCCCTGACCAAGGCCCAACGAGCGCAGGAGGCCTACAACAACGCGGTGATCAAGGGTCAACGCGCGACGAAGGGCGTAGGCCTCGATTCCGGTGCGCCACAGTCGTCGGCTCGGGCGTCGGCCGGTGTGTTCATTAATACGGAGCTGGAGCAGGCGCAGCGGCGCCAGGAGAAGGCCGCTGCGGCGGTTCGCGAATATACCGCCGAAATTGACCGGTCCTCGACCGCTCTCGCCGAACTGAAACCGCGCCTGACTGTGGCCGCCCGCGTCGAGCGGGAATTCGGTGACGCGACGCAGAAACAGAATACCCAACTCAAGGTCAGCCGGGACGCCCTCACGAAGGCGAGGGACGAATATTCGCAGCTTGCCGCGGTTGCCGAGAGGGCGTCCACGGCAGTGGCCGGTTTTGCCGCCAGCCAGGGCGATGTCGGGAAGGCGCTCGCGCGAACGGCTGCCGAGACGGCGCGCGTCAAGGCGCAGCTTGAAACACTGAACAGTTCGACGGTGGCGCCCGTCGCGACTGACCGGCGCGGGCTTCTGGAATCGCGGCGCACCTATGTCGAGGCGCAGGCCGAGGTTCGCCGCCTTGCCGCCGAAATGAAGGCCGCCGAGGTTCCGACCGAAGCGCTCGGCGACGCCCTCGGCAAGGCGCAGGCAAAAGCACAGCTTGCCGCAAAGGCCTACGAACAGAACTCGATCGCTCTGCGCAAGACCTCGGCGACGCAATCGAGCATCACGAAATTCCTGGCCGCCACGGCAACGGAACAGCAGAAGTCGGCCAACGCCCAGGTCCGCGCACTGGCTGCTCAAACCCGCGCCGCTAATCAGGGGGCTGAAGCGCAGCAGCGGCTTCGCGGCGCTACACTGGCTGCGCTCCCCCCGATCAAGGCCATGGCGCCTGCCGTCAAGTCCGCGGCCGGAGCTTCCGATCAGGCGACGCAAAGTGCAAACCGCCTCCGCTCGGCGTTCAATGGCTTCTACTCTGACTCGAGGCAGTCACTTTCCCTGTTCCAGCGCCTGCGTGGTCAGGTGCTGTCGATTGCCGCCGCCTATATCGGACTGCAGAGCGCGCTGCAGAATGTCGGTGGTGTGGTCAACGCCTTTCAGGAGATTGAAGGCGCTCAAAGCCGCCTGGGCGTGGTGTTCGAGCGCGATACGGCCCGCATCTCTCAGGAACTGGACTTCCTGCAACAGAACGCCGACCGGCTCGGCATTTCCTTCGGCATTCTCAGCGACCAGTACACCAAATTCGCCGTCGCAGCGAAGACCGCGAATTTTACATCCGATGCGACGCGCAAGATCTTCCTGAGCGTGGCCGAAGCCGGCCGCGTCAACAAGCTTTCGATCGATCAGCTTGAGGGCACGTTCCTTGCCCTTGAACAGATGATCTCGAAGGGCAAGGTCAGTTCCGAAGAACTGCGCCGCCAGATGGGCGACCGCCTGCCCGGTGCCTTCAGCCTGTTCGCCAAGGCGATCGGCGTCTCGACCGCGCAACTCGACGACATGCTGCGCAAGGGTGAGGTTTTTGCCAACCAGAGCACACTGCTCAAGTTTGCCGACCAGCTGAACAAGGAATTCGGACCGCAGCTCGCCGCCTCGATCGAGCAGACGACCGCCGAAATCGGACGCTTCGATAACAATGTCTTCGAGGCGCAGAAGCGCGTGGCCGATGGTGGCTTTCTTGAGTCATTCACCAATGGCCTGCGCAAACTCAATGAGCAATTCCGCAGCCGTGAAGGTCGGGATTTCTTCCTCGGTCTGGGCGCCGTTCTCGGTCATCTGACGGATGGGATTGTCACCCTTCTCCCCTATGCGGACGACCTCGCCAAAGTCCTCGCCGTCATTGCAACGATCAAGGCCGCGCAAGGGCTCTCGAACCTCGTCACAGCGCTGCGGGCGACAGCGGCGCAGACGGTGGCGACGAACCGTAGCCTGTTCACGTGGGCATCGACCGTCGAAGCGGCTCGCGTCAGATGGAATACCCTTGTCGGCACGCTGCGGTCCGGCACGGGAGCACTGGCCGCCATCAATGCTCAGTTGCGCGTGGCGACGGTCGTTGCGGGCACGGCTGGTGGGCGTTTCCTCGCGCTTCGGATTGCCATCGCAAGCCTCCAGTCTGTCGCGGCACTGGCTGCCGGCACATTCCGCATTCTCTGGACCGCTATCGGCGGGCTGCCCGGTCTCATTCTGACCGGCGTGACGTTGGCGATCGGCTCTTGGCTCACGAAGATCGATGACACGACATCGGCGATCGACGAGCATAAGCGGATCATGGATGAGGTCGTGAAGGCCTACGACAAGGTTCGCGGAAAGACCGAGGAGTGGGCCAAGGCGATCGAGAACGTCACGCTTGACCAGGCTGTGGCGAACCTGCGCCAGATGGAGAAGCGGTTCGAGGACATCAAAAAGACGGTGTCCGGCATTTCGGGAGGCGATTTTTTCTCCTTCAATTCGATCCGCCGCGGCAGCTCCGAGCAGCGCCAGCTTGTCACCCAGTTGCGGGACATCCGGACAGCGTTCATCAACGGCAAGCTCACGGCCAGGGATTACGTTGCGCAGATCGAATCCCTCTACGACGCCATCGATAGCGACGGCGTGCGCCAATGGGCCGAGCAGCTACTTGAGTCCGGCCGCAATGCGAAAGAGGCCGAGCAACAGCTTGGCGCGGCAGCGCTCACGGCGAAGGAGCTTGGTGACACAAGCGACCGTGTGACAGAGATCCTGCAGCGTACCGGAACGACGATCCAGACGCTGACGACCGCAACGGATGATGCCTCGACGGCTTTCCGCAAGATGGCTGCCGAGGACGCCCGGCGCCTCGTGGAAGCCTTGCACGAGATGGACAAACTCGTGCCGAGCATCGCCGACGAGTTGAAGCGTATCGAAGAGCTGGATGGCCTCAACAAGCAGTATCAGGATGCGGTCAAACTCGCTCGTTCGCTCGACCAGGTGCGCATCATCACCGAGCGCTACAATCGCGCTTCTGCGGCCATCCTGGAAAACTCCATCGACAGTTCGAGCGGCATCGTCGACGCGATTATCGGCGCGGAAAGCGGTGGCAACCCCTACGCCAAGAACAAGAACTCGACCGCAACGGGGGTAGGTCAGTTCATCGAAGAGACATGGCTGAAGCTGTTCAAGGAGAACTTCCCTGACCGCGCTCAGTCGATGACGGATGCGGCAATCCTGGAACTGCGCAAGAGCGAGAAAATCTCTCGTGAGATGATCGCGCTCTATGTTCAGGAGAACGCCAAGATCCTCAAGGACGCTGGCGCAGCGGTCACCGACGCCAATCTCTATCTCGCGCATTTTCTCGGCCCGAACGGCGCCGTCAAGGTGCTGTCGGCCAATCGCGGAACGCAGGCCTCCGATGTCCTGAGCGCTGATGCCGTCGCTGCGAACTCCTCCGTCCTGTCCGGCAAGACGGTCGAGGAAGTCATCGCCTGGGCGCAGCAGAAGGTTGGCCTGTCGCGGGAAGAGGCGGCCATCAACAAAGAGATCGCCGATATCGACGCCAAGCGCGCCGAGAAGGCGAAGGATTACAACAAGGAACTCGAAAACCGCCTCCAGCTTCAGGAGGACGAGAACGCCAACGCCGGCAACCTCTCCAAGGAAGGTTTCATCCAGAAGCGCCTGTCGCAGGAACAGCGCCGGGCGAAGGAAGCCGAATACGAGCTGACCGCCGAGCAGGTCGCGCAGATCAAGGCTGCTGCGGCTGCCGAGTACGAACTCGTCAAGGCGAAGCGTGATGGTCGTGATGCCACGAAGGAGGCCAATGCCGCACTGGCTCAGGCGCAGGCGCTCGAAACGAAGCGCAACGCGCTCATCGCTCAGTTTAAGCAGGCCTATGACACCGGGAATACCGACAACACCGAACAGCTCAAGAACCAGATTCTCGAAATCAACAGCCAGTTGCTGGCGGCGATCGAGAATGCGCGGGCCATGTGGGAAGAGATCGGCGGTTCTGGCGCAGCAGCAAAACTGATGACGCTCGATGCGCTGGCCGAGAAAGCCAAGACAGCCGGCCAGCGCATCGAGGTTATCGAGCAGAAGACGAATGCTCTCGGGCTGACCGCGACGCAGAGCGAGCGACTGGTTGGCTCATTCGCTGACGGACTTGTCGGAGCATTCGAGAATTTCGCTCAGGCGGTCGCCAATGGTGCGAACGCCTTTCAGGCTCTCGGTTCCGCATTCCTTCAGTTCGCCGCCGACTTCCTGCGTGAAATCGCTGTGATGATCCTCAAGCAGGCGATCCTGAATGCTTTGGCGGGGTTCGGCGGTCCCATTGGCACAGCGGCCAAGGCTCTGGGCGGCACCGTTCCAACAGGTCACACAGGAGGCAAGGTTGGAACGAATACGATCGGTATCGGCAATTCGTCACGGGTGCTGCCGATCAGCATGTTCAGGGATGCGGTCCGGTATCACACGGGTGGCAAGGTCGGGCTCGGCCCCGGCGAAGTGCCGGCCGTGCTTCAGACGGGCGAGGAAGTGCTGACCAAGAACGACCCACGCCATTCCGATAACATTGGCCCGTCACAAGCCCAAGGCGGTGGCGGCATCCAGGCCATCCGCAACATCGTCACGCTCGATCCCGAGTTTGCGAAATCCATGGTCGAAAGTGCGCAAGGTGAGAAGGCTGTGATGTCGGTCCTCACCAAGAACAAAGCGCTGCTCAAGCGCCTGGTGTCGTAATGATTGACGACCTTCCAATCTTCGTGTTCGAGGCGGACTGGGGTAACCCGGTCAAGGAGGCGTTCGAGTGGATGACAGGCGTTCTGGCCTCAACCAAAGGGGCCGAGCAGCGATATGCCGTCAGACGCTACCCGCGCCGCCAAGTCGAGTTCGATATCGTCGTGTCCGGAGTCGAGCGTCAGCGCTTTGCCAACTTCCTCCTGAGCCATGGAAGCGCTGCCTTCTACCTGCCGATCTGGCATGAAGCCTATGCCGTCAGCGGTAACACGGCGGCCGGCATGAGCATCCTGCAGAGCAATGACTTGGCTGCGAATAGGCTGTCCATCGGTGAAGTCGTGTTCGTGCTCGGCGATGACGGCACACAGTTTCTCGCGGAAATCGCGGCACTCGGTGCATCTACGATCACATTGGCTGCGCCGGCCCCTGTCACGGTCATTGACGGCTCTCTCGTATTTCCGGTCCGCAAGGCCCGCCTGCTTCAGCAACCCGATGTCGAGCGCCTTACGGACGCCGCATCCGCGGCGACCATTTCGACTGAGATGATGGAGCCTACCCCCCTGGTCCCCGCAATCGCTCTGTCGCCGATCTGGAACGACACCCTCGTTCTGCTCGATGAGCCAGACGAGGGTGAAAAGAGCAGCACGGCATACGCCAGGCTTGTCGACGAACTCAACAATGCGGTTTCCCTGCCCGCGCTCAACGACACGGCCGGCATCGCATTCCCATCGAGCAAGCGCCGTTGGGTGCTGAACGGTCGCGCCGAATACGCGGCCTTCCTGGGCCTCATCTACCATCTACAAGGCCGCCTGACACCGATCTGGATGCCGAGCTTCTACAATGACATCACGTTGGCTGCTCCCGTCAGCGCCTCGACGACAGTGCTCTACATCCGTGAGATCGGCTTGGCGAATGCCGATGACTCCAACCGCTCGGCGCTCTGCTTCTTCATGGTTGATGGGTCGACCATGTTCCGCGAAATCGCCGCCACGTCGATCTATGACGAAGGCGTTGAAGCTGTCGGGTTGACCGAAGCCATCGGGCCGTTCGCTTCGGATGACATTCTTCGCATCAGCTTCATGAGCCTTTGTCGGCTCGACCAGGACCGGATCGAGATCCTGCACGAGACGGACACGGCCGGCATTTCGATCAGTTCAACCACATTCAGGGCGGCTCCGGACCTGCGGGTTGGCGAGGAGGGTTTCTGATGACATTCGAGGTTATCGAAAATTCCAACTATGGCGGCCGGCCAGTCATCCTCTACGAGTTCATCCACGGGACCGCGCACTGGTATTACGCGAGAGCTGAAGAAGATGTGTCCGTTGGCGGCAACACCTATGTCGCGGAAGCGATTTCCGACGACGGCTTCGCCCAATCCGAGGATGCGTCGACTGACACCATCACGATCAGGGTTCCGAAGACCAATGTGATTGCGGCCATGATGAACGGCGCGCCTCCGAGCGAGGACATTTGGGTGCAGGTCCGCAAGCACCACTACGGCGACACGGATGCGCCGATCGAGGGTATCTATCGCATCGTCTCGCGCAAGGCGGTTGACAGCATCACTGTCGAGTTGTCGGGGCTGCCGCTGACAGCCGGCTACAAGACGCCTGGGCTACGCCTCACCTGGGGACGCCAGTGCCCGCATTCGCTCTATGATCGAAACTGCACGGTCTCCAAGAGCGCGTTTGGCGTTTCCCTGGAGGTCGACGCCATTGCCGGAGCAACCGTCATCAGCGACGTGCTCGCGACCTACCCGGACGGGTGGTTCGCGGGCGGGTTCTTCGAGTGGGCACGGTTTGACGGCGCCCTCGATCGCCGGGGTATTGACGGCCACATTGGGCCAACGTTCGCCATCCTCGGAACGGCGACCGGCCTGAGCGTGGGGGACTGGATCACCGTCTATCCCGGCTGCGCCAGAACCAGAGACCACTGCAGGAACAAGTTCGCAAACTTGCCGAATTATGGCGGCTTTCCCCATCTTCCGGGCAAGTCTCCGTTTTCCGGCGATCCCGTGTTTTGAAGGAGCGCTGACATGGAACAGTTCATCTGGGGAATTGTCCTGTTGCTCACGTCCGCGGTGCTCCAGGTCCTCACCACGCCGAAGCAACAGTCACAACCGCCCGCGACATTGGCCGACTTTGATTTCCCGCAGTTCGACGAGGGCACCCCGCAGACCGTCTACTTCGGCGAAGAGTGGGCCGACGACTTCTTCGTCCTCTGGTATGGAAACTTGCGTAACTCGCCGATCAAGAGCAGTGGGGGCAAGAAATGACGAACGTGGTGACGGTCCGCATGTCCCATATCCGTCAGGCCACCCTGTGTTCGAGGGGGGCTCGCGCATGGTTTGCAGCCAATGGGCTCGACTGGTCCAAATTCCTGTCCGAGGGGATCGCGGCCGAGACACTGGAAGCGACAGGCGATCCGCTCGCACTGAAGGTTTGCGGCATCGCGAGAGAGGAACATCTCAATGGGTAAGGGCGCGGGCTCCGTTACAGTCGGCTATCGCTACTACATGACGATGCAAATGGGCCTCGGGCGCGGTCCGGTGGACGAGATTCTTGAAATCAAGGTGGGTGACAAGACGGCGTGGCCTGTTCGTGAAGGCGAGACGGCGTTCTACGATACCACGGCGACCGAGGATCGGTTGACATCGATCGATGCACCAAACCTTTTCGGCGGCGACCGGTCCGAAGGCGGTATCCAGGGCTCGCTGACAATCGCCATGGGACTCCCCATCCAGATCTACCCGACATGGTTCAAGAACCTGCTCGGCGGCGACGTGCCGGACTTCCGCGGCGTCGTGACGATGATCTTCGACGGGTTGGTCTGCAGTCTCAACCCATATCCCAAGAAGTGGACCTTCCGGCTGCGCAGGCTGACCAAGGGATGGGACGGCCCTGTCTGGCACCCGGAGCTGGTCGCCATTCCGCTCGTCAGCTCGACCGGCACGATGATCAAGGGAATGAACCCCGCCCACATCCTCTACGAATGCACGACCAATCGCGACTGGGGCCGCGGCTACGACCGGAATCGGATCAATGACGCCGACTGGCTGGCGGTGGCTCAGACCCTCTACAATGAGGGCTTCGGTCTCTGCATGAAGTGGAACCGGAAGAGCGGGGAACTGCAGGACTTCGTCGGCGACGTGTTGCGCCATATCGGCGGCACCATCTACACCGACCGTCAGACGGGCCTGCTCGAACTCAAGTTGCTGCGCAACGACTATGTTGTGTCAGAACTCCCGCTGTTCACGAAGAACAGCGGCCTGCTGAGTGTCGAAGCGCCCGAGTACGGGTCCATGGCGAAGGCCGTTGGCGAGGTCATCGTCAAATACAGAGAGGTTATCGTCAATGAGGACCGGGAAGTCAGGGCGCAGAACCTCGGCGTCATCCAGTCGTCGCAAGGCGTGAACTCCAGTCCTGTCACCTATTCCGGCATCCCTGTTTTCGGGCTCGCGGCTGCCGTGGCGCAGCGCGACCTGAAGGCGGCGTCAACCCAAAATGCGAAGTTCACAGTGCGTCTGGATCGCCGGGCATCCCGCATATACCCCTATGCCGCATTCCGGATTTCCGATCCTGATTCAGGGATCGAGCACGCCATTCTCCGGGCTGGCAAGATCGACTACGGCAAGCTTGAGGATGGGGTGATCACGGTGGAAGCGGTGCTCGACGTGTTCGGACTGCCAAGCACGTCGTTCATTGAGCAGGAACCGTCCGCCTGGCAGAAGCCCGACGCTGCCCCCGCGCCAGCGTCACGCGTCTATGTGCGGGAGGGGACCTACCAGGAACTCGTTCAATCCATGTCGCGGGCCGAACTCGACTATGTTGAGCCGGACGATGGGGCGATCGCCATATTTGCAGGCAGGCCGACACCCATGTGTCTTGGCTATGACATTCTCAGTAAGGCCGGAACCGAAGCCTATGTCCAGAGTGGCGGTGGCACGTTCGCCCCGACTTGCCGGCTGGCCGGAGCTATCGGACACTACGACACCGACGTTGCCTTCGACGGGCTGCTCGACGGTGGCCTCATCGAAATCGGGACGCTGGTCCAGATCGACGACGAGTTGGCGCGCGTCGATGATATCGAGGTCAATGCGGATGGCGCATCCGGCTCGATGACGATCAGTCGCGGCTGCATCGATACCGTGCCGTCCTCGCATGCGGACAACACGTCATGTTTCTTCACCTACAACTCGCTTGGCAATGACAGGCGGGAGTATGTGACCGGTGAAACGGTCACGACCAAAATCCTTCCATTGACATCCGCCGCCGTGCTCGATGCCTCATTGGCGAGCGAGCAGGCCGTGACCATGGCACAGCGGCAATTCCGCCCTTATCCGCCTGGGCGTGTGCGTGTTCTGCATGGCAGCAGTCTCAATACACCAGCTTATGACGGCGCCAGTGTGGTCGGAAACTTCGAGATTTCATGGACGCACCGGAACCGGATTGTTCAAGACGACCAGATCATTTCTCATGAAGACGGTGATGTAACGCCTGAAGATGGTGTCACCTATACCCTCCAGTTCTTTGACTCTGATGACAACCTCATCGTTCAATATACAGGCATCACGGGAAACAGCCGCGTCTTTACTGGGGTCTATTCCTCACTCGTCGGCGACATGACCGTGAGACTCTTTGCCTATCGCAACACGGTTTCGGCGCTCTTCAAGCACGAGTTCCCGCTGACACGGTCCTTTTGACCTTCATTAATCAACAAAATATGGTATACACCAACCGATAGTAGGTCTAATATCAACCAAATGTTGATTGAAAGGTGTTTTCGTGACCGAGAACAGCGCATTGGTCGTTGGTCGAGGGGAGGTCTATTTCGACCGGTTCCGACCCGGCACGCGCATTGGCGAGGGCGAGCGCTACCTCGGCAACACTCCCGGTTTCGCCATTTCACGATCCGTCGATGCCGTTTCGAGAAAGCGCTCCTTTCGCGGTCAAATCGTCCAGAGGGACAGCCTGGCACAGACTGAGATCGCATCGGCCACGGTCGCGATCGACAACATCGTCACCCCAAATATCGCCATGTGGCTTGCCAGTGCGGACGGCGTTGGCGGTCAAAGTGGGCAAGGTACGGTCACCGAGACGTTCATGGTTCGACCGGGGCGGTTCTATCAGCTCGGCTCGTCGGTCTTTCCGCAGGGTGTGCGTCACGTCAACGGGCCGAACCTGACGTTGTTGCTGAACGGGTCGGCGTTCGACCTCGAAACGAACTTATCAGTGGACCTCACGGACGGAAGGCTCTTTGTGCTCGAAGCCGCGGCGGACATCGTCGACGGGGATGAGATCAGCGCGACATTCGAATGGCGTGACTCTCCGGCCGAAAAAGCTATTGCCAGCGTTACCGAGGTTGTCGGCGCCATGCGCTTCATCTCGAAGAACGCCTACGGCCACGACTACCAGTATTACTTCCCATATGTCGCGGTCACGCCGTCTGGCCAATATGACCTGAAGTCCGATCAGTGGCAACAGATCAATCTCAACGTAGATATCAGGCGCAAATCTCCGTCCGTCGACTCGATCATCTATACAAAGATCGCGGAGTCCGGCCTGACCCTCGATGAAAACTACATCATCGAGCTTGGCGGCGTCGATCTCGACGAGTTCCAGATCGCGGAAGATCTTCTCGACACCATCATCAACACATATATGCCGGGCGCCGACTATGGCGCTCCGCTAACCTACCCGTGACGGAGATTCCATGAGCGCACTTCCACTCGATCAAGGAATCACGCGGTTCAAGGCCAACGAGGACCGCTTCGACGTGTTCGCGAACGGTGACGATACGGCGACCTTCGAGGCTAGTGACGCGTCGTTGGTTCCGTCGATCCGGAAGTTTCTCAAGGACAAAGACGACGAGATCAATACTGCGACTGGCGGCATCCTGGAACAGACGGTCGCAGCGAAGGAAGAAGCTCTCGCCGCGGCGGCCTATGTCAATCTAAATCGTCAGATCATCACGCTTGAAGGATTGGTTGAGAAGAGCGACCCGGCCACGATCACAGCGGATGACTTCATTGCGGCATTGGCAGCAAACCCGGACATCCGGGAAATCAGAACCCGTGGAGGCGAATACACCTTTGACAAGGAGATCAGCTGGTCTGACCGAAGCCTGCTGATCAATGGGGGCAGTGCAGGCGCGACGCGGATCAACTGGACAGGGGTGACGAGCGGTTTTAAGCCGACCTACACCAATGTCAACGTCGACCGTTTTCACCACACAGCCATCGGCGACATCAACCATCATTCCAAAGTGGCGGGTGCGATCGGGAACCTTCTGACATCAAACCTCCTCCCCTATTCGCTGCACAAGTTCTACGATTTCTACAACATGATCTTCACGGTGGAGAATTCGGCCAGCTCCTTCGCGCTGCCGATCAAGATCCACCACGGCCAGGGCGGCCTTGTGTCCAATATCCGGGTCAGCAACCATCGCAGCGGCCGGACGGGCGTTGCGCTCGAATACTCCGGCTTCTGCCTCGACAATCGCCTGGACGGGCTCAACGCCGACTATTGCGATAAAGCCTCTCGGATTGCGCCCTACGAGGTGCAGCTTGTTTCGGTCACAGGTCTGACGGGTGCGATCAATGCCGGTGAGCCGGTGGTCTTTAACAGTGGTGGCAGCCCCGTCGCGACCGGTATCGTCGTGGGTAACGTCTCGTCATCCATCTTTGCCGTGGAAATCTGGACGGGCACAATCGGCGTTGGCAATGCCTGTGTCGGCCCGCTCGGCTCCGGCACCGTCGATGACGTTGATCTGCGCGAATGGGGAGCGGAAGGCTTCAACTATCGCGACATTACCGTAGTCGGGTGTAACTGGGCCATCCGCGCCGAGAACACGCCGCTCGTCGCCAAGCTGATCCTGTCGCTGCGCATTCACGATCTGCACGCGAATGTAATCGAGGGGCCACTCTACCTCGCCTATGTGAAGGGGCTTGTCGGTGACGCACTGGACCTCAACTGTCGCAGCGCCAACAAGGTGCTCATCGACCTAGTATCCTGCCAGCGTGTCAAGCTCGACGGCAGAGGCGGGATGACTGGGGTTGCGGATGGCACTGGCACCGTGCTGCGGGCGTACAACGGACCAAACCCCTATGGGTATGGCGTCGTGCCGAGCGGCCCGATTGATGTTAACATGGAGGTCAACCCGCCCAACGTCGGAACGCTCAAGAACGTATCCACTGACATCGGCACTGTCCGGGACATCAGATTTGGGCCGATAACGCCTCCCGATACCTACACGCCCGGCGTTTCAGCAACGGTCGGCGCTCTCGGCAGCTACACGATCAATACCGCACAGTATCGTGTGCGCGGCAAGCAGGTCTGGCTGAATGTCGACATCACGATCACCGACGCGGGTACTGCGAGCAATCTCCTCGTCATCACCCTGCCGTCGGGTGTCACGCTGAAGACCTATACCCAGATTTTCGGCCGTCTCGTCACGGGGTCCGGCAAGTCGATCTCCGCTTTCAATGCGGCGACGGCGATAACTCTCGCTATCAACGACAATGACGCTGCCGGCGTCATTGCGACCGGCAACCGATTGTCTGTTGCCGGCTGGTTCGAACAGGTGTGATTCGATGCCTATCAAGCATATCCGCACATCGCCACAGCGCGACGAACGGCCGCCCGAGTATCGTGGCTATGGCAAGAGCAGACGGCGTGCCGACACGCCGGCAGTCATCGAGACGGTGACGAGCGAGGCGGAAAAGGGGCTCGTCATGAGCTTCGACCGCGCCGAGGTCGAAATCATGTCGCCGACCTTCGACCGCAACAGCGGCGACAACGTGGCGAACTGGCGCCAGTGGGCCGACGATTACTGGCGCGTTCACGGCGAGCGGATCGGCCTCACCGTGGAAACACAGTCCGTAACGATTGGCGAGACAACGGTCATAAGCCACGCCAAGTTGGCCGACACACCATAAGGTTGATGTCTTGAGACTTGTGATTACCCATTTTCATCGCAACTTTCCGATCGTCTTCCTGTCGCGGATGATCGAATGGGAGCACTCCGTCTCGCTGTTTCTGTTCGGCCTCATGATCTATATCCGGCCAGAGATCATTTCCGAGAGCGAAACGTGCCCAAACTTCATGCGCATCTGGGGCAACCCCATCGGATGGGCAGTTCTCTGCATGAGTGTTGGTGGCCTGCGGTTCATGGTGCTGATCGTCAATGGGCTCTTCAGGCGCTCGCCGCACTTGCGCGCGGTGTGCTCCCTGGTCAGCGGGTTTGTGCTGCTGCAAATCATTCTCGGATTTGTAAGCTCTGGTTATATTTCAACGGCTTTTGCAATCTACCCGACACACTTCTTCTTCGAATGCGTTATATTCGTGATGACCATTCGCTACGCAAAAATCGTTGATCTACAGGCCCGGAATGTTCGACAAGCAACTCAGTCCTGAAGACATCGCCAATATCCTCTTCGCCCTGGTCGCCGTTCTGAGTGGCATCGGCGTCTATGTGCGCACGAAGGGCAGGACAGTTCCAGTCGATGCGGTGGTCGGACCTGCCTTCAATGAGCACGAGTTGGTCCAGCAGCTGCGCCGAATCGCCGATGCCGTGGAGGGGGTTCGCGACGTGCTGGAAGACGCCAATGACGCGGACCGCCAGGAGATGCAGAAGAACGTCGCGCGGCTGGTCAGGCACATGGAGAGCGAGCGAGAAGATCACTGAGGAACAGTTCAAGCGGGCACGGCGGTACGATCGGCTGCTCGCATTCCCTCAGTCTGTCGGTTCTCGCGTAATAGACGACCCCTCTTGCATCCTCGCCGACGATGTGATCGGCATTCGGATGGCGCCGGATCCTGATTTTCACAGGGTTCCTGAACCACGGGTCAAGCAAGATAGCTGTGAGCCCTACAGGCCAGTTCTCCGATGCCGTGGTCTCAACGCTAGCCGTCGACATGGCATCACCCGAGCACATCGGCGTAGCGCGAAGCCGGGCCGAGCACGTCGCTGTAGTCACGTCTTCTCGACGCCAAGCCGAAGCGCCGACGGATGAAGGCGCTGTAGCCGGGGTCCATTTCGATCAGCACGGCGCGTACCCCTTCCTCGATCGCGGCCTGGCCTGTCGTGCCGCTGCCGGCAAACATGTCGAGCACCGTCCCGCCTGGCGGCGTGATGTGGCGGATCAGATAGCGCAGCAGCTTGATCGGCTTGACGGTCGGATGGTCCGTTCCGGCCCGATCCTTCTTGCCGGCCTTCGGGTTGCAGATAAGCGGGTCCGTATCGAGCGGGAAATGATGGAAGAAGCGCGCGGCCGAGCCGCTGTCATTGAAGAAGGTGCCCGGAACGCGCCCATTGAATTTTCCATAAATGTCTTTGGTCACCGATGACGGCTCAGTTCCCTTAACCGGTGCCGAGGCCCCCGCTTCGCGCGGGAACATAGCAACGACTTCAGGCGACCCATCGAGAAGAAGGTTTGACGGGTAGCGTCCACCGGGCACACGACACCCGTCGATGTTTACAGCGCCCACGCCGTGCCTGAGGAGGTTGGCTGCCCCGTTCTTGGTATCGAATGGCTTCTGGCCGAGGAAGATGGGTTCAAGGGCAGGCTTCTGGGCCTGTGTCCCGTAGGCATAGCCCGACCACTCGACCGCCTCGTCCGTCGCGGGCTCGTAAATGCCCGGCTGGTAGGTCCGCCCGTTGTTCTTCTCCCATGACCCGGTAGCGACCTGGTCGGCGCCAGGGATCATCCGCTTGACCGGGTTGCCGCTCGGAACGACGGACCCTTTCTTGCCGAGATGCTTGTCGATCGCCTTGTCGGCCGCGTGCGCCTTCGGGAACCCTTGGAAATAGACCCACGCGTGCATCGGATGCATGATAAATCCGGCCATCTCCATGGCGCAGGCCTGCCAGTGGCCGGTGCGGGCGCCCGAGAAGGCGAAGACATAGCCGCCCGGCAACAGAACCTCAAAGACGAGGCGCCAGAACTCGGGGTCGCGTTCGATTCCAGTGCCGTCCCACTTCATTCCGAGGAAGCCTTTCGATATACGGCCGAAACTGCCGTCGTTCTTCTCGCTGCGGGCCGGCGCGGCGCCGTCCTTCCCGAAACGCTTCTCGATGCTGGTCAGACCATAAGGTGGGTCGCAGACGACCGAATGAACGCGCTCGCCGCGGTCGATCATCTGGCAAAGGATTTTACGGCTGTCGCCTTCATGGAGCGTGATCATCAGATAGTGTCTTCGAACCTCGATTTGCGGGCGGCGGGGGCTGACTTGGGGTGTGGCGCGACGACTTCGTTCCGGATGAACTCGTGCCGAAATGTCTCACGCAGGAAGGCATAGAGCTGCAGAGATGGGGGATCATTGGGGTGTAATCTCTGGCTGCAGTTGAAGGCGTTCGACGTACCTTCCCGCCGCAGCGAAATCGTCGCCTTGCCGCTTTTCCAACGCCAAAAGGTGAGCCCATCAAAACGGCCTGACTGCAACATGGCATTGAGTAGAGTTGAGACAGCGCGGTCGGCGTCGCCACGGCATGCGAGTTCGAAGAAGTCTGCCGGCGTGACTTCTTCGACAAGCCCGTCTGTTGGCGGGTCTTCGCCGTCGCGCAGGGCGAACAGACAGTCGCTTTCCGGGTGAGCGAAGAACCGGGTCATTCGGATGGGCCAAACAGCAGGAGTGTCTTGTTTTCATCCGGCAATGACAGGCTGTCCTTGACCACGCGCGGGTCGACAAGTTTACCGAACTTGTTCCGCGCTAACGGCCCTTCCCACGGTAGATTGTCCAAGCGATAGTTCGGGTCACTGGTCGACCCGTCCGCATAGAGCCTGATGAAACATCCCCCTTCCTTGGCGAAGATATAGCCATCGCGCGTATAGACGGGCACCTGCTTATAGCGCCCCTTGCGAACGATGGTGGCACACTCACCCTCAACTTGCTGAAACATTCCCATGGCTCACCCCAACACATCTGAATAGCGGCCACGTGCCGCCTTTTTGGGTTTCGGTTGTGACAACTTCCGGCCATCCCGAAGGGCCTTCGTGATGGCGTCGCAGATATCGGGAGCGCGACCGATGGCGTAAACGGGATCGTCCGTTCCGCGGTAAACGGCCTCGAACTGGCCTCCCCTGAACGCGATGCTCAGGTGACTGATGTTGCCGGCACGCGCCTCGCGGCGCAGGAGGGTTTCGAGTTCGTTCATCCGAGCACGTCCGAGTGATCCTTTTTCAGGGCGTTCGTGATCGCCTGCGTCGGCGTCCTGCCCTGCCCGCGCAGAACATAACCGGTCTGCCCGCCTGCTCTCCTGAGCACCCAGTCACCTCCCCGCTTGCGGAGCGTGCAGCGCCAGTGGTTGTCATCGCCGAAGACCAGGTAGTGGACGAGCAAGCCCCTGCTCTCGACATCGGCAAGGGCCTGCTCAAAGGTCACAGCGCGCGGCCCGCCACGCCATGGCGTGGCCCCTACCGATGGGCGTGATCACCAAGAGGCCGGTCCGGTTGCCGCTGTATTTCTGCTGCCAGATGGCGTGCCCGCTTTCCACCAGGGCGCAGGCGGAGCCGTCCGACGTGGACTTGATCACGCCCTTGTCACCGTTCCGGTTCAACTCTCCGAGCAGCGCGGTCTGCGGCTTTGTCATTCGGATGGTCATCAGATATCGTCCTCTTCCTGGGGGAGCATGCCGAGCGCCTGCAGATAGAGTTGGAGGATAGTCTCCTCTTCCTCCCGTTCGGCCGGGTCCTTCTTTCTGAGAGCGACCGCCTTCTTGAGGATCTTGGTGTCGAAGCCGTTGCCCTTAGCTTCGGCGTAGACCTCCTTAATATCGTCGGCGATCACCTTCTTTTCCTCTTCCAGGCGCTCGATGCGTTCCACGAACGCCTTGAGTTGCCCGGCAGCGACGCCACCGGCCTGGCTGTTATGACCAACTTTCGGTGCCATAGTTCACCTTTTTGTTGAATTTGAACCCGTTACATCTCGTCGCCGTCCGAGGGCAGACGCTCATCGATATCGAGCATGGCGCAGAACTCGCGATACCGAGCGATGTCCATGCGCAGATAGACGGCGCTCTCGTCGTCACCGGTATCGACCGACGAGTTGGCGAGCAGGAACGTGGCTACCTTGCCCGGCCCCTTCGGCTTGCGGTCAGTCGTCTCGACGTGCTTGGCCGTGGCTCGGGCCTTGCCGGCAGCCTTAGCCGTCTCGACCGCCTTGTTCAGCGTCTCGGCCGTGGCGGTCATGTCGCCCTTGTTGGCCTTCATCACGGAAACGGCCAGTGTCGCGGCAACCTCGCCCTTGTCGACGAGGTCGGTCACCTGGGACGGCGCGGCCTGAAGCTGGAGCAACGAGACGACATATTGGCGGTTGAGCCCCGCCTTGCTGGCAATCTCGCTCTCGGTCCAGCCAAAGTCGATCAGACGCTTGAAGACGCGAGCCATCTCGATCGGCAGAAGCGGCTCGCCGCTGTTGCGCACCACCATCGAGAAAACGCGGTCGGCTTCTGACGAGAAACGTCCTTCGGTCTGCACCGGGATGGAGCGGATTTCGGCGCCCCGCTCCATCGCAAGCCGAGTCGCCAACAACCGGCGATGACCGTCCGTGACGAACGCCTTGCCGTCCTCCCAACAGACGGTCAGCGCCTGCTTGACGCCGACCTCGGCAATCGAGAGTGCAAGGGAGTCGAGCGACGCCCTGGCCTCCACTGTGTCAAGGTTACGGCAGTTCCAGCCGTCCTTGATATGAAGATCTGCCGGGTCCATCTGATAGAAATCAGACCGTCCGACCGCGACATCCTTGATGCCGCCCTGCTTCGCCATCGGGCTTCTCCTGTGAATTCAAGATTTGGTTGAATAACGGAAGGCGCGCAAGCGCGGTTGCCAGTCACTCCCGATCTCGCCGCGCCACGATCGATAATAAGCAGGGGCGGACTGCTGAATTCGCGCCTTGGCATCCCTTGCGAGATCAACGCCGAGGAATGCCCCGGCTCCGAAAAAGATGCCGATCAGGAAAGACCAGACGACGACAGAAACAGTGATGGCCAAACCACTTTTCGGCTCGCCGATCTGCAGTCCCTGAATGCGAACGGTCATCCGAACACCATACAGCCAGACACGATCCAGAAGACCGCGCAGCCGGCAATCACCGCAAGGCGGATACCCCAGACGACGACACTACCGAGCGTGTCGCTATGCGCTTTAATGCCGCTGGACATGACCGCGTCCCTCCAAATCAGTTAGTCAACATTTAGTTGATTATCTGAACGTGGTCAACAAAAAAGGGATTAAGGCAATCTTGATTTAGCAGTCGCGGCCGGTAGCCCGCATGATGCGGCAATGCTCGGCGAGGACTGCGGCGTCATTTGCGACTCTGGCAATCGCGCGATCGTCCGAGTGGACGCGCCACGCGAAGGCGCCGACGCCGACAACGATGACGGCCAGAAGGCCGACAACGGCAAAGCGAAACTGCTGCTCGGTCATGATGCGTCCTCGAATGCAAGGCCGCATCATAGCCGGTCATCACGGATTGTCGAGTTGGGAGGCTCCGCGTTCCCGCAACTCGACAGCGTGGATCGCGCGCCGAACAACAGCAATGCTGTCCATTACCTCGGCGATTTCGGATTCCGCGATGCGTCTTCGATGCCGCAGAATCTGAAGCTCACCGCGCAGTGTGTGCAGGCGACGCTCCAGCTGCTTTTTCTCAACACTGTTCATCAGAAGCACGTCCGACTCCCGGTAGAAGCGGAAGGCCGCTTCCGACTTGCCAGTTCTGAAAGGCCGGCTCCATGCGGCTCCCATCTTACGGGAGAGAACATCCCAATAGCGCTGGTATTCCCGGAGTAATGTCATGTAGCTGGTCTGATAGGGTTTCGGGGTCCAAGGCGGGATGCTGTTATCGATACGATATGGTGGGTGCTCCTGCTCGAAGTAGCAGTGCACCGGCTCGACCCGGTGAATGTCCTCCAGCATCAGTGCCATCTCTCCGCGCGGCATTTTAACTGCAGGCAATGCGATCTGCGTCATTTTCGTCAGGCCTCGGCTGAATGAAGATCGGGTCAGCGTAGTCAATAAAAAGTTGACTATCAACTGTTTATTCAGCTTTTGCTTGATTTTCTCGACACCAGAGTTCATCAATCAACAAATCATTGTTATCCGGTGAGCGCGATGGCTGTTGAGACGGACTATATCGAACTGCCTGCAGGCGAGTACACGCACATCAGTGATGGACCGAGCGTCTATATCGAGCTGGCGCAGCAGGGCAGCGTCAGGCTTGCGATTGCCGCATCACAGCCAGCCGCCGACACCGACAAGTACATCACCATGAGCACCCTGAAACCGGCTGCCGAGTTCACCGATCTCGACAACAAGGTCTATCTCATGCCGGTCGGAAACCAGGCCAGCGCCGTTCGGGCGATCCGCTAACCGCATATCCTGACGACAGGGGGCAGCATTGAACCAGGTCATCCGATTCCGTGGAAAGAGCCGGGCTGTCGAGAATGCGTTTGATGCGGCTGCAATCGATACGCCGGTCGATGTTTTGGCTCAGGATTCGGCGGGAACGGCCGGTCCATCTGCGCTCGACAAATTCCTGAAGGCAGCGATACAGGCGTTCGCGGCAACATCCATTGCTTCGGGCGTCATTGTTCCGTCCCTTGCGATGGGTGTCGATGCGAATGGCATTGCCGGCGCCTATTATGCAAACAGGCTTGAGCGGCACGTCGAAAACTATCGCTACGCCTCGGACCCGGCCGGTGACGACACACTGATGTGCGACCGGGCTCATCAGGCCTCGAAGCAGTATGGCTACAAGATCAAGTACGATCAGAAGCTCTACCGCGTCAGCAACGTCAAGATTTACACGAAGATGTGTGCCGAGGGCGTCTCGTCGTCGAGATCGACGGGCACCCGGTTCATGCAGATCACGGGTGAGACTGGGCCTGTCCTGACGATGGACACCGGACCGGTCATCAATGTCGATTTTCAGGGTTTTGCCTTCGACGCCAATTTGGCGAACGGTCCGCAGTTCGGCGGTATGCTCAAAGCGGTGCCACAGGGCGCACCGGACAACAACGGTGGCCTCTGGTACTCGGCCCTGCGCGATATCCAGTTCTATGGGTTCCGCTGCGGTCTCTGGCTGCGAGCCGGCTCCGATTATCTCACGCCGCACCAGTTCAACGAGTTCAGCCATATCCACATCTTCCGGATCGGCGACGACACGGAAAACAATCTGTCCAGTTCGCTGGTGCTGACCGGTCAGTTCGGCCAGACGCGGTTTACCAATTGCCAGTTCGACGGCACCAACGGCACCCGCTTCGGCACCAACGTCCAAATTCGTCCCGAACTCGTCAACGACGAGGCCAACTTCTGCTACCATGACTGGTCCGGAGCAAACCCGACGGAGATAGCTAGCGCCCTCACGCCTGGTGACGTGCATTTCTTGCCCGGCACGGCGGCGCAGAACGGGAAGCGCGCATTCCTGATTTACCGGTCAGGGACGATCCACATCGGCGCCTGGACCGAAAACGTCGATATCAGCTACGACTATCGCAACGCATCACGCGGCAACACGATCGCGGACGCGCTCTGCACCAATGGTGCCAAGGACTGGGCGATCAACCTCGATACCGGTTGCACGCTGCATATCAATGGCATGACGGTCGCTGGCGAACTCGGGACGCTGATCAAGGGTGTGGCGTCCAACCAGTGCCTGACGGGTCAGCATACGATCCGCGTCATCAGCGATATGCAGGGCAAGACGTCCAACCTGACGCGGCAGAAGGGGACAGGAGCCAATCCCGGAACGCTGTCGATAGACGGCAACACCTGGCTTGCTGTCGTCACCAGCACGACCCCGATCTCCTATATCGAGAGCTGGCACACCTGGAACGTCGACCTATGTATCCGCGCCTATGACGGCGACGTGTCTTTCACGACGGGCGGCAATATCGCGATGCCGCTCGATGCCAACGGCTCGACATCGCAGACGCTTCTCGTTCTTCACAAGGGCGAGTGCATGATCATCGCCCGCGACGACTTCGGCGGGCACGTCTTCCGGATCAAGTCAATCATCAGGATCCCGAGGTTCGCGTCGGCGATGCCAACGTCGGGCCAGTATGCCCGTGGCGAGTTCGTCCACAACTCGGTGATGACCGTCGACGCCAATGGCCGCTATCTCAAGGGGTGGTATCGCGTCACCAATACAGACGCCACCGCATCCAACCACGCCGTCATGACCGACTGGCGTCCCGAATTTGCCTACGCCTCGCCGAAGACCATCGGCCAGGTCACTGGTGCAAGCGGAACGCCGGGTGTCGGCCAGATCGCTTTCTCGTGGACAGCGCCGAACGACGCGCACTACGGCGGCACCAAGATCTACACCAACACCGTCAACGACTTCGGAACGGCAACGCTTCGGGCGACCGAGACAGGCACCTTCAATGCGGCGGACAGCCGGACCGTCACGGGGCTTGCGGCAGGCTCGACCTATGCATGGCTCGTTGCCACCAGCTACGACGGAACCGCCAACAGCACCGAGTTGGCTCTCGGCCCCTACACCGTGACGTAAGGGCTTGCCGATGCGAACGAGCTTTCTCACCACCTTGCCGAAAGACATCGAGATCGGCCGGGATTTCAAAGGGAACCAGGTCTTCGAGAAGATCAGGATTCCTCATAGGTTCGAGCCGGGTGATCATGTCCGGTGCGGGCCGTATGAAATCGATGACGGCGAGATCCGCGACCGGGAGTGGATGAATGCTCCCGGTCGCGCCGCATACCCGCATTATTCGGTCTGGTGGACCGATAAATACGGCAAGTGGAATGGCTTGTGGCTCGCTGAAAACGATTTCGAGTTGCTGCACTATGTTCGGCGCGAGGCCGAGATCGTGCACACAGTCATCAGACCTGCGCAGACACAACCTCAACCGCGGCGAGCCATGAAGCCGATTGTCCCGCTGACAAAGCGCCAGAAGCGCCGCGCGAGTGGAAAAATGAGAGGGACCGGCAATGGCCGATGACGACGAAATCCCGGAATACGACAGAACCATCGAGGCGGTGGATACACTGGTCAGGCCGGTGCGCACCTTCGAACTGAAGTATCCGATCAATGGACCGGACGTGTATGCGGTGCCGTCCATGGGGGTCACCGATGGCCGACTGACCGGCTACGCCAACGGACCGAACGAGCCGAAATATCTGGTCGAATACACCGACACCCTCGGCATGACGTCCGAAAGCTGGATCGGCGAGGACCGGATCGAGCCAATCGTCCAGTAATTCAACCAATTCTTGAGGAATCAACCGATGAGGTTTGTTGGCTGGATCAGGGCTCGCATCGTCGACGACTGGAAGTTCGTCGTCACGCGATCCTTCTCGTTCTGGATCAACGCAGCCAGTGCGGTTGCGAGCGGCATGATGTGGGGTTTTACCCCCTACGGCGAATACTGGTGGCCGGTCGGCGTCATCTGCTCTGCCGCGGCTCTCGGGCGCCTCATCAAACAGGAGCGCAAGGCCGATGCCAATCCATAAGATCGTCGCCACCGTTCGCGCTCGCAACGCCATTGCCGCGTTCATGGTCGCGCTCGCAGCAGGCTCCTACGGCTTCTACGATAGCCGGGACAAAACCGTCGAGATCAACGGCCAGAAGGTCGATGTTCCTGTCGTCATGGCCGCCGAGCTGATCGTCAAGAACTGGGAGGGCCTTGTGCTGACGGCCCACTGGGATCGCTACGGCAAGGTCTGGGACATATGCTATGGGGCAACCCGTATCAACGGGAAGCCCGTCCGTCCGGGAATGACGCTCACCGTCGAGCAGTGCCAGGCCGAGCTGATGGTTCAACTGCAGAACGACTACTATGAGCCGATCGTCGCCTGCGCCCCTCCCCTCAAGGAAGCCCCGGACAGCGTGCAAGCCTCGATGACGAGCGGCGCCTACAATTTCGGTGTCGGCTCCCAGGCGAGAAAGCGTGGATGGTGCGGCTGGTCCATGTCACGCGCGATCCGCAATCGCGACTGGCGTGGGGCCTGTGAGGCGCAGACCAACATCAACTCGGCAGGTGGTGTCCGCCTCGACGGTCTCGTGAACCGGCGCGAGATGGGTGACAAATATCGCCTCGGCGAGGCCGAACTCTGCGTGTCGGGGCTCAAGGGATGAGTGCGGTCAGGACGCACCCCATAAGGGCGCAACTCGTCGACAAGTTATTTCACGATTACGCGCCTGCCGGCGCAATCAAGTTCTACGTGTCGAAGGATCACGACCCTGCCGGCTTCAACTTCCGCTGCCCGTGCGGCTGTGAAGCGATCGGCGGCGTCAAGGTTGCCGGGGAAGGCGCCTGGCGCTGGAACGGTTCCTACCAGCGACCGACGGTCGACCCATCCGTCATGCTCTCGGTCCCGGACGGCAAGGGTGGCACCGTCGAGCACTGGCATGGCTGGCTCAAGGACGGGGTGTGGACATCGTGTTGAACAGGATCCTCGGCAACCCCTATGTGCTCGGCGGCGTCGCGCTCCTGTTCCTGAGCCTGCTCGCGACAACGCTCTACTACCGGGGCAACTCGATCGCCGCCGAAGCCGAGAGCGCGAGGCTTACCGAACAGAATCGGTCCCTTATCGCCACCAATGCGCAGAACGCGCGCAACGTTGAGCGCCTGCTCGACCAGGCGGACATCAGCAACAAGCTGCAGGCGGAGTTGGCCGAGAAGCTGAAAGAGGTTGCCGCGGCAACCGAAGACGCCCGTAGGACTATCAAGGAGATCAGGTCCAATGATCCGAAGGCTGATGAGTATCTTGGCACTGACATCCCTGACAGCCTGCTCTCTGTGGTCAACCGCCCCGCCCGTCATTGAAACGAGGCTGGTGCCGCTGACGCCACCGGATTCGATGCTGGTTGTGCCGGCCGAGCCCGTGCGGGACGCGAAGAATACGGGCGGCCTTCTGGACCAGCTCGACGGCTACAAGGGCGCCTATGGGGCTTGCGTGACGAGCATGGAGCAGATCGCCGAATGGAAACGCTCGACGCTCGCGACGATCCCGCCCGAGATGACGCTTCAGGTGCCCGAGTGAGGCTTCACTCGGACACACTTATCTACGATCATCTCTTTGATGTCTGTCGCGTGCTCAATTCCAACTGACTTGCCAATGGCGCTGAAACGCCTCATCTCGTCGGTCTCGCTGCGAATCGAGCCGTAAGGAAGCGGGGATCCGGACAAACAGAGCTTTATCGCGTTAAGGTCGCCCTCGGCCAGTTCACAGCGAGGCTGTGACTCCGGATCGTCGGAATTGATCGTGCTGCGGACGATCTGGATGATGTAGAAGGCGGTTGTGATCCGCTCCCCGGCATCCCGCTCATCCTGCGTCGTCTGCTCGTCCCGCTCGCGCAGGAAGTCGCCGATACGGTCCAGAAGGCCGCTGGTGTTTGCCTTGGAGAGATCGAGGCGCGACAGGATTTCCCCGCGAGCCAGAGCTATTGTCGCTTCGTCCGACATGTTGGTCACCTTCCGATTTTTGGGGCTTGTGCCGAGCAGACTCGTGCTTCAGAACACGGGCAAATTCAGTTCGATTTTTCGGGCAATCTGATAGGCTTTGGAGTTGGCGGCCAACGCTTTGAAGGCAGCAGGTTTGCGTGTTGTCGCCACTTCCAATGCGCGCACCAAGGCTTTCCCGTCGTCTTTGCTCAAAACAATGACGGTGTCCCCCTTGCCGTCTTCATCAGAGAAAATCTTCATCTCATCACCTTCCGGTCTGGATGCTGCTGTGGAGCGCCGAGAAGGCGCCGACGAATACCAAAGCCATGCCGCTCGCGCACAAGACGGTCATGCGGTACTGCCAAATGGCCTGGCACAAGAAAATGTTGGGGGCGAAGATCATGTCCCCTTCTCCGAAGCCCGCATCTTGTTCGAGACCACGCGCAGCTGCTCGCAGACCGTCCGGAGGTCTTCCGGGACGTACTTGAGTTCGGGGATACCCGCGGCAACGAGCGCAACTTTTCTGGCGCGGTCCAGGATAACGGATATCGCAGCGCTGAGGGTTTCGCACAAAGCCGGATCGTAGTGGACACCGGGAATTGGCTTTGCGAGGTCCATCTCGACCCCGAGATTGCGGTTGACTGCGTCCTGCAGGTCGACAATGAGTCTTGCCGCCAAGAGGGTCAACCTGATCTCGTCGGACACGTCCAGCAACTGTCGGCACCGCTCATTGACGTGTCGGAACTTCATCGGTTCTGACAGTTCAACCGTTTGGCCCATCTTGAGGGCGAGCGAAATTGCGGGATCGACCGCTACATCGGCCCGTTCGCCAAGTATAGGCGACACTTTTGGTCCCCATTCATACATGGAGGGGTGGTCGTCCTCGCTGTCACCAAAATTCTGTACAGCGAGGACGACTCGAGAACCGTCCCATCCGATCACGGTGACACGCCTGACGCTCCATTGATCGTTCTTGACGTGTTTGGAACGACTCCAGTAGAGCCCGGCTTCCGTTGGCATCTTGTCATCAGCCATCACCACGTCCTCGGCGTTTGGACAAAGACCCACCCATCGCATGCTGTGGCTGAGGGGGTCGGCTCGCGCTCAAATTCGTAGGCCTCGGCGATCTGCAAGGCCCGTTCGAATACCTTAATCTTGGCTTTGGTCGACTCGATCTCGGCATCGGCGTCGCGCTGGATCTTGGCGAAACGCTGCGCGATCGGGTCGTTCGGCAGCGAGGTTCTGAACCTGCCGGCCATCCGGGCAGCGTTCACCTTGGCAGCCGTCAATTTTTTGATGTTGCTCCGCGCCGTCTGAATCGTGTCACTGATCGAGTTGCGGGCAAGCCCGACAATATCGAGCCTTTCCGGCTTGTCCGACGACATCATGGCCTTCCCGACCTCGGCCCAGACGATACCCTCTGCCGCCTCATCCAGGCCGTCATGCGGGGTGTGGCCGGTGGCGTCGTAGAGCAGACGGGTTTCGGGGTCACCAAGAACGCGAGCGGCTTCTTCCACAGCCTGGAAAGCTTCCTTGCTGCCACCCGCCACATCTGGATGGGTCGCTCTCGCAAGGCGCCGTTTTGCCTTTTGAATGTCCTCGGTCGTCGCATCTCGCGAGATGCCGAGAACGTCATATAAGTTTCGCAAGGCTCTCTCCCGACGAATAGGGTGCGCCGATAATCAACCGACATACCCTATTAGTCAACATTTTGTTGATTTATCCGGCCGTCAAATCGGGGGATTTGACGTTACCGACCGTCTTCCACGATCAGCATATCGGCCATTTGCACCTTCAGGGCTGTCCGAGCCTCGGCGATCGTCATATCGCCATTGCCAATGCAATCTTCAATTTCGGCAAGTGATTCAATCATTTGCTTTAGCTCGGTCAGTTGTTTTTGCTTTTCTTCGCTCAGAGTCATCGAGTAGCCTCCGTTGACCTGTCCTTATTCAACCTTTTATTTGGACTTGTCAACTAAATGTTGATTGATGGATGGCCCATAGGTTGCAGCCGTTCAACCACGCGTCGGCGTGCCCGGAATCCATTGACCTTATATTTCTGGAGATGTCCGTAGTTCTGCGAAGGATTTCAAATTCGCAGGAAAAGAAGCAAGATGATTATATCCAAAGTAATACGCAGCATCGAACACACTCACTGAACTATGAAACTGACGCTTAACGATTTTAATTTATGTACATCTATAGATGGTGGTCAAATACAATTATGGGGGTTATGCATACCCCCATTTCAATCTTGGAGATTAGACTCGTGCCCTGGGTAATCCTTGTGTCGGCATCCGAAATGGTGCGACAGGCATTCCGGGCTGCCGCGGCAGCGCTCTTCCAGGGGTCGCGCTTCCTCGCAATAAGCTTCACACGGTGTCTCATGGCTATGGTCGCCCTCTTGCAGCCGAAGGAGGTCATCCTGCATGACCCGGACGAATCCGATATGGAGTTCTGGGAGCGAGCGCGTGACAGCGGACTGGTCGGTAAGCTGGTCGTGCTCGAAAAAGAGCAGTCGGACGATGTGAGTGCCCTCTACCGGGACACGACATTGACGCCGCGCGAGAATGACATCGCCGAACTGGCGGCCAGGCGCAGGCGCAATAAGCAGATCGCGGCCGATCTGGGCATCAATCCGGACACCGCCAAGAAGATGCGATCACGACCGCAAGTGCAGGCGGCAATCCATAAGGTGCGGCCGATTTTCGATCAGCTGGACAAACAGTGATAGCGTCAAGACGCGTTGGGATCGTTCAGCACTTGGCCAGCAAAATAGGGGGCTTCGAGCGGGCAGTCGTTCACCAGGTCCCATCCAAGTTGGTCGTCATCCCGGATGCGCTCAAGGGCCTGCCGCAATCGCTTGATCTCCTCATCCTGACGGATGATTTCTTGCGCCGCCTCTCCGAGAATTGCCGGTGCACCGGGAGCGCGGCTTGCCGAACTCAACTTCTTAACGATTGACATCGGCATTCCTATCTGGCCTGCGCCGCTTGGTTCGGCCTGCCGTCATGCAAGGTAAGGCCCTTGCCGACCCCGTTGCGATCAAGCTTGAGTTCGAAGCCTTTCTTAAAGGCTCGATCGCTCAATTCTCTCAAACTCATCCGCTCCAGTTGGGTTTCGGAAACTCCAAGCGCCTCGGCAAGACCGAGATGGTAGAACATCACCTTGCTCCTATCTGGACTACTCGCCGACCGTATCGGGCGAGCGGTTCTCGACATCCCATTCCTGCTGCCAGGCATAATAGGCCGAGCGGCTGATCTTCGGCCCAGGCAAACCCTTGAGCGCCTTCCAGATCGCGTTGCCGCGCTCGCCGGTCGCCAACATCTCCACAGCCTTGGCGATCCGCTCGTCCGTCATCGCTCGCGGCCGGCCGCCGTGTTCACCGCGCTCTTTCGCCCGCTCGATGCCCGCCTTCGTGCGCTCGCGGATCAGGTCGCGCTCCAGCTCGGCGAACACGGCAAGCAATCGCACCATCGCCTTGCCCATCGGGCCTTTGGTGTCGATCCGCTCCGTCAGACTGACGAACTCGATCCCGCGATCGGTCAGCAGTTCCAGCGTCTCAAGTATGCCGCCGAGGGTGCGCCCGAGACGGTCGAGCTTCCAGACCACAAACTCGGTCTTTTCGACCTGGCAGACCCGAACCGCCTTGATGAATTCCGGGCGCTGCATCGTGCCGCCGCTCGCCTTGTCGACGAAGATCAACGCCTCCGGGACACCATAGGCCTTGAGCGCCGCGATCTGCATGTCCGGGTTCTGCTCGCTCGTCGAAACGCGGGCGTATCCGACCTTCCTGTTTGGCGGGTTTTCGGATTCGGATGCCACTTTCTTACATGCCCTCGCATTTTTCGCGATGGCAATATGGACTAGTTATCTGGACATTACAACGCGACGCGCCTATAGTCCAGAAACATAATCCAGAAACATAGGCGACCAGCATGACCGGACAGCCGACAGACGCCGACATTCTTGCGGCGATCAAGCATCACAATCCGAATGGAACGATGACCTATGTCATCGCGAATGTGCTGCGCCCAAAGTTTAAGGACGTGAAGACAGCTTACGTTCGCTATCGGCTCAAAGCTCTCGAACGCGACGGGGCGGTGCGCCGAACGCAGACCAGCTACATGACCCAGCTTTGCTGGGCTTTGGACCAATCCTGAAACCGACCGGAGGCCGAAATGAACGGAGCCGAAAGCATCGCCGCCGAGCGCCAGCGGCAGATCAACGAGGAAGGCTGGACGCCGGAGCATGACGACGAGCACACAAAGGGTGAAATAGCCAAGGCAGCAGCTTGCTATGCTTGGGCTAGTGCGACTTCCACCACGTTTCGCGAGATTGGCGAGTGGTGGGATGGCGTAGTGCTGCGTCGCCTTTGGCCATGGGATCGTACGTGGTGGAAGCCGACCGATCGCCGCCGCGATCTGGTTAAGGCCGGCGCGCTCATTGCCGCCGAGATCGACCGCGCCGCCGCGCTTGCGAACGAGCCCAACAACTGACGCCAAGAGGGTATGTCGTGAAAAATCCTAACCTATTTTCGGGAGCAGGCGTTGATTGCAATCGCGTTAAGATCGGAGGACGAACCGACCTTCTCGGCGATCCGAACATCAAGCCGGAAAAGCCTCATACGATCATCGGTTTTCCAGGCGGCGACGTCGAGATAGCCAGAACATCGGACGGGAATTATTGGGTGCATGTCGCGGTGCGCCATCCCGTCGACGATCCCTTGGCCGACCGCGGAAAGATCATCGGTGCCAGGATCGATTTCGACGGCCGCTATGGTGATGAGGCCAACCGAGTTCTGCGTAAAGAGGTGGCCGCTGGAGACGTGACGCACATCGCATTCCTCGTCGCACAGGCGCAATCCTAAAACTGACCGGAGCCCAAACGAATCTCCGGTCGATCGAAATTGCCAAAATTTCCTCTCGATCAAAAATCAATCCAGAGCGCCAAAGTAAGCGAGCGCCAGGTGGCCGGCCCGTCACCTGGTGGATCGGCGGCACGGCAGAAATCTCTTGCAGGCCTGGCGGGCTCGCGCTCGAGTGATCGTAAGAACTCTGATCGTCAGTCTCCCTGATCATTACGGACACGAAACGAAATTCCCGGTTGACGCCATAGGGCGACCAGGCCGAAATGCGATAGGAATGGAGTCCACGCGGTCCGCCGACCAGGTCAGACGCCAACGGCATGCAAGGGGATTTCAGAATGTGCGGTCGAGGTCCGATCCGCGTCTAGTCGGGGCGCCCCTCGCGGCACGGGCGAGGCAAACAAAAAGGCCTCCGGATTGCTCCGAAGGCCTTTAGACGTGCTCCCGAAAATCTGCCGTTAGCGGCGCGCCAACCCCGCCGCAATGATGGCAACCGCGATCACGGCAAGCTTGCCGGCCGATCCGCTTTGCCATGCCGTCAAGGCACCGAATCCCGCCGCGCCGACTAGCGCGAGGATGACGCCCAATAGCGCGGCCTCGCTCTTGCCCATAGCCGCCCATGGGGCGCGGGGCGTGTCCGCCTGATCAATCGGCGCGGGCATGGGGCGCTCGCCCTCCTCAAGGGCACCTAGTGGGCAATCCGGCATATCGATTGGGACGGCGCCCGCATCAACCGGCCGGCCGGCTTGATCCAACGTGCGGACCCGCGCCGTGCCAATCGGCAATTCCCGGCTATGCTCAATCCGCGTCGCCAGCTGCGCGCGGATGGTGTCGGGTATGTCGTCGGCGGATTGCGAGGCAAAGACAACGCCAACGCCCTTGGACCTGATCAGCCTTGCCATTTGCGCCAGCTTGTCGACCAGGGCGCGCGGCGCGTCCTCAAAAAGCAAATGCGCTTCGTCGAAAATGAAAACCAGGCGGGGCGCGTCCAGGTCGCCGACTTCCGGCAACCGTTCGTAAAGGTCCGACAACAGCCAGAACAGGAAAGCCGCATAGGTGCGCGGGGATTGAATCAGCCGATCCGCCGTGAGGACGGAAACGCGAGGCGCCAATAGGTCCGCCACGTCGAAACAGGGTGCGCGGAACAGTGAAGCCGCGCCGTCAGTCTCAAGCGCCGTGACGGTCCGCTGCAGAATGCCGATTGTGCCGCGCGACACGTGGCCGAAGTCGGAGTCCCTCAATCCAGCTGTTGTGCCCATGGTCCGAAGAACGGCGCGCAAGTCGCTCAACGTTTCAAGGGGCGCGCCGATGGCGCCCGCGACCTGAAACACGATTGCCAACGCGTCGGACTGGATAGGCGACAAGCCGCAAATGCGGGCAAGCGCTGGCGCTCCGAAACTGGCAACAGGAACGGCAACCGCGTCGCCCTTCCCCTGCCCGAACGGATCCAGAAAGCGCACCATGCATGAACGGGCAAGCGCTGACAGGTCGCCCTTGATATCGGCCGTAAAAACGGGAATGCCTTGCCGTGCGCATTGCTCGGCAAGCCGCATTAACGAAACCGTCTTCCCCGTTCCCGTGGCGCCCGTGATCAGGCAATGCCGGTTTAGGTATCGCGTCGGAATTCCGGCTTTGCCGGATAATGAGATTTGCTCTTGCATAACGACTCCGATGGATTCGCCGCAACGGGCGCACTAGACCGCGCGCCCGTTCAAGGGAAGTCATCAGGACTCGAGATATGCCAGAATCGCGCCTTGCGTTTCCTTCGGCAGGTCCGACCAGGCGACGCGCCGACGGCGGTTTTTCTCGCGATAGGCGCGCGCCTCATGCGGTTTCAGGAAGAAATGACACCCTTGGCAACCGCCCTTGTCAAAGTCCAAGCCCGTGATTTCCGAGTCCGTCCGATCCGGCCGGAACACGATATCAAAATCAAGGGGCCCGGCCGGCTCAATCTTGAGCATGTCTATAATCGAGCGCCGAACGATCGCGGGTGCGCCGTCCATGTATCGCGCGGGCATGCCGCGCGGGCTATAACCGTATTTCATGGCTGATCACCTTTTAGTTGAGTTTCAGCATACGGAGACGTGCACAAACGGCGCGTCTCCGTGCTCGACATGTCCGCCGAAAAAGGAACAGACTTCCCCGCGCCCGCATGCCGTGGATAAAGCCTCGCCAAGGCCTTCGGCTTCCAGTTGCTCACGCGACCAGTACCCGACTCCATGCCCGGCATATGTGAAATACAGGTCGCGTCCGGCTTGCTCGGAGTCATAGTCCTCGCGGTCATAGGCTTTCGCCAGCAAGTCCGCGGCTTTGGTCTCGAAGGCCTCGCAGAATTTGGCAATGTCCCGGATAGCGTCCGGGTGCAAATGCTCGACTCCCGCGTCCGACGGAATTTCACCGTCCGATTGACCTTCCCGGACCGCCTCTTGCGTCTCTTCGGAAAACCAATCGGCCATGTCATAGGCTGGCGATTGGTCGCAAAAGTACATCGCTTCAATAAAGCCCTTGGCGAAGTCGGAAAGGTCGCGCCATTCCTTCGCCGCGTTGGATGTATCAAGGATGAATTCAGGCATTGTCTGATTCCTCGCTAACCGCGTCGGACGGCACCCAAACGTAAAAGTATTTCGAGTCATGTCCGAAGATTGACCAGGTCCCCGCCTTGCCCATGGCGCCCGCGTCGCACGCAACCCGCCGGATAGCGAAACAGGGATTGCCGAGTCCGTCACGAAGCATGGTGCACGGTGCGCCTTTCTTGGCGGACACGGGATAGCCGCGAAACGTCACTGTCAGGTCGCGGTTCAAGACATAGCGTGTCATTGCATTGTCACCTTTTGGTTGATTATTGATCGATCACAACAAGGCAGGTCGCGACTCCCGTGCCGCTTTCCTTGAAGGCGCCCGCGTCGATTTCCTCGCAATAACTGTTGTGAGATTCCAGCCATTCCCGGAAGTCGCGCGCCTTGTCCAAAAGGGAGTCATAGGTGTCGCGGTCAACGCGTTCCGACATGACGGCAACCCACATATCGAATCCTTTCTTTGTGTGGATGTGCTTTTCAATCGTCATGCCGGCAGCTGGCGCGTCCGGTTCATCTGCCGGGGCTTGGACCGGCGCGGGCGCGGCGACTTCGGCAAGGGACCATTCGCCCATGGGGATATTGTCCGCGCCCCTGTCATAGAGTCCCAACTTGCGAATTTGCCATCCGGTCGAATGGCGTCCGCCGACCTTGAGGTAATAGCCGGCGCCCATGCTCCACTTTTCGCGATGTTCGGCATTTTCGGGCGCCGTGGCGAGATGCGCGGTTTCGGCATGGTTCAAGGCCGCGTTGCGCAATTCCGGAAACAGGTCGCGCGTTGACTTCGAAAAGGCGAGAATGATCGTGCGCCCCTTCTTGCTGGCGAAATAGTCGGACATGGTGTCGGAGTCGTCCGTGACGTGCTCAGCGACAATGACCGCTTTTGCCCATGCCGGCAGACGGCGTGCCGCATCTTCCCGGAAAATCTTGTAGGCTTCCCGTGTCAGTTCCGCGTCAGCCCTTGCGCGATCTTGCTGGCGCGCCTTTTCGGCCTTGGCATTCGCCAACATGTCACGCGCCTCGCCTTCGCTGATAGGCGTCATGCGGCAACGTGCGGCCTCTTCGATATAGTCATTGACCATGCCGTCCGGCAGTTCCGCAAATGTGCCATCGCACCAGGCGATATCAACGTCAAAGTGATTTTCCCGCATGTTGCGGCCGATCATGAAGGTTTGCGCCGTCCGTTCCCGGATCGCGGTGACATAGCCTTGCCGGTTGCGGCTATAGACGGGCGCGCCGACAAAGAGGGCCGCGTTGTCATTGGTGATTGCAGTGTTTTGCATTGGTCTATTCCCAGATTGGATTTTCAAGTTTTTGTTGATTAGTCGGACGCGGTTAGATCGTTCGGACGGTTGCGCCGTCTGGCATGTAAACCGCACAACCGCCTGACGAATTACGGCGCTTCAAGGCGATATGAACCGGCATCCATCCGCCCGAACGGGACACGTAAAAGCGTTCGATTTCCTGCCCGGACTTGTCGACCAGGGCGACGCGCCTCCCCTCAAGCCCCGTCAGAGCGGGAGTCAGGTTGGCGAGGCATTTCAAACCGGACCGCTCTGAATAACGGCGGCCGGCTTCCATCGCCTCAAGATAGGCTTCATACGCAAGCGCCGTTCCCACGGTGACAGTCAGAGCGCCCTTGGCTAGCCATTTCAAAACGGCTTGGCGCTTGCGTTCGGCAACGTCGAATCCAAGGCAGGAAAAACCGCCATCGGCCGGAATAACGTAAAGGCGTTGCGACTCGTTGATTCCGACATATCCGCGTCGCCCATGCCAGTCGTGTTGCTCAAGAACTGTGAATTTACACGCTGGCGTGTCTTCCGGCTTGGCCAACGGCGTAACGATCAGGCCGCCGTTCTTCGCCGCAAGCGCCGTTGCGTCTTCCGGGTTATTGAAGGCTATAGCGCTTGCGAATTCATCGGGCTTGTCGGAAATCACTTTCCAGACTCCGGGCTCGGAACGGTAAAGCGCTGCAAGGCCTGTCCGGTTGTGTGATTGATGCCACGTTGCCATAGGTTGGACTCCTCAAGAGTTAGTTGATTTTCAGGGAAGACGGGCAAACGCGGATCCATAACCGCGGCATTCCGCGATCATCGCCGCATGGGCGCCCTTCGATATCTGCCGCATATGGGGCGCCCACTTGTCCGCCTTGACGTTGTGGCGGTAACGGGCCGCCCAATTCAACGCGTCTGCCTGCAGATGGCGCGGCGCCCTATCGCGGATGATGGCGGGAACGATGGAAACCGGGGCGCCCCACGTGTTTCGCCGCAACGGATCAGGCGAATAAACGGCCGTGCTCTGGCGCTCGACTCGCAACGAATAGATCAGTCCGCCGACTTCGAAGAGATTGCAGAACGTGGCGCGGCAACCGGCTGGCAATTTCTTTCTCGCGTTGAGCCGGAACGCGGAAACATAGGCTTTCCATTCTTGGCGCTTCATGACTGGACTCCTTGTGATCAGGACTCGAGACGGTTTGCGAGGCGCGCTCGCAATTCGCGCGGACAGTCCCGCTCATAGGCGACAATCCGATTGTTGACCTTGTCGGCGATACGCCATGCCTGCAGCTGCCATTCTGGCGTGCGCTTGCGCCCCTTGCCGTGCTCAGGCAAATGCCGGTTAATCCGATCCACCATTCCCCGCCGAAATTCCTCGCGGATATGAGCGCCCGTAACAGGCCACCATGTTTCCAGCCCATGGCGGAAAACCTGATCAGGATTGGTGATCGCAGACTTGACACCCTTGACATAGGCGCCGACCGAAACGCGCCGTTGTGTGGCGGGAAGATAGATTGAATATTTCATGGTCAATCACCTTTTGGTTGATCAGTTGCGCACGGTTTCGCACGTCAGATGCGACGGCGCGCGGCGCGCGATTTCAAAGAGGCAATCGGAGAAAGTCAGATTGTAGTCGAGAATGTCCGACTCCCCGGTTGCCGCATCGACCGACAAAAGGTCAAAACGTGCCGACGTGATATCGGGCGGGAACATAAGGTTAACCGCCGTTGAGACGGCAACCGCGAGGGACAGAAACAGCAACTTGCCCATAGTGGCGACTCCTTGGATTGAATGCCGGCAATCAACCATGCACGGCAAATGTCACTTTTTAGTTGATCAGTTCGGCGACAAAACGCGCCAGCGGACACGGTTCGAACTTAGCACGTCGACGCGCCGACCGTGCCGCGTTGTCCGCTGCAGGATCGGCCCGATAGCGGGCGCGGCTCTTTGCCTTGGCGCAATGCGCGCAAAGCCGGTTGGCGACATAGCGGGCGCCGTCATGGCCTGCAGGGCAGGTCTCGCCAGCATAGAACGTGCGCCCGTTGAGACGTGCCTTTGCGCGGTCAAAGAGAGTATGGGCGGGAGGGATTGCGGTCACGTGCCCGACTCCCCTAACAGACGAATTGCCGTCAACAGTGCATCGCGTTCGAAGTTTGAAAGTTCGCGGTTATCGCGGATTTTTTGCAAACCTTCGATCGCATTCACCTTTTCAGCTTTACGTTTGAAAGAATCTTCGGCAACGCGACGCCTAGTTGCTTCAACCCTTCGTGTGTTTTCACCTTCCCGCTCTTTGATTTCCGCAATTGTCGGAAAGTTATCAGGATAGCGATGGCACGGTGCAACACCTTCCAAAGGCGTTTCCGACGGATACCCCGTTCATTGACCGGGAAGGCGTGGAAGACGTTGCGATACTTGTCGCGGAACAGGGCGTTCAACCGTTCAAGCGCTTCCTCACGTTCAGCATAGATAGCGACGCGAGGGTCAGTGTGAATGGTCATTTCGGAAACTCCGGTTGCATTGTGAGTCCCTTTATAAAGAGTGTCCGTTGTGCAGTCAACATTTAGTTGATTGGTCACTTCGCTTTCGCATGGCCTGGTCAGCCCTGTTTCCCGCCGACCGTCAGCCCTCGACCAGGGGAAGCCCTCGACCAGGGGAAGCCCTGGCGTCCGTTGTATGTGGTATGTGGTTACCGCATGAATCGTTTCGGTTCCGTAATGGTTAATGTGGTAACCGGTTACCGTGGCAATACGGACATACGGTACTATGATACCGCATCCATGATCCATGCATAGGAATTAAGTCAATGTCCGTTGTGCTCACTCTCTGTTGGCGTCCGTTGTGCTATGTCGGAAAAAGCCTGCAAATGCAGGTCGCTACGGGTCCTTCTTCGGGATTTTCGTCGTGCGCGGGGGCGCCGAGACCCATGAACGCGAGAATTTTTAGGGAAATTTTCCTATTCACACCCCTGCATTATGGCAAACTGCGGGCAAATAAGGCGAGACTGTGCTACTTGTGACGAAATTATGGCGAACACGCACAACGGACTGATCGTAAGTCCAGAAACTGCCTAGACCACCTAGACCACCTAGACCACCTAGACCAAAATTGAGTTTGCCTGCACCACTTAACCCCTTATTCCTATTAGAGAAAAGACGGGTGGTCTAGGTGGTCTAGGTGGTCTAGGCAGTTTCTATACGCGCGCGCACAAGATGGAAGTGGCATCATGCTGCATAACGGACAGAAATTGAATTGTGGCAAGTCAGAAACATTTGCACGTTGTTGGGAAAAACCACCTAGACCACCTAGACCACCTAGACCACTTAAAATTTTTACGTGAAATCATAGTGTTAACGGTGGCAAAGTGGTCTAGGCAAGCTTTTTGCTGCCTGCACCACCTAGACCAGGCATAACGGACTCTTACTGTTTCGAGGCCGGGATTTCGGCATCGAGCGTGTGCAGAAATTGCACGAGTTGATATTCGGGGGTGGCCGGTTGGCCCCATGGAAATCGGCTCAAGAGGCTGCGCGAGCATTAGAATTTGCCGGCCGGTCTAGAAATGGAAATCACTTGGTCGAGCAGTCCACGCACGGTTGACAGTCAACTAAAAGGTGACTATGGTCGTGACAGTTGTTGCGAGTGTGCGGACACCCGCTGGAGCGGCCAAGGGCCTGACAGCACGGCGGGCGGAATTCCGGGGAACCGGTGTTTCTGTCGCAACAGCGGGTTCAGGAGTGGGGTCAACGGTCGGTTGGGTACGTGGGGATCGACCTCCTTTTCACGTACCGTCTTAGTAGGACTTCCGACCGTCCCGCCTGAAAGATCGGTGCACGCGGCGGCTATGGAGCAACCAACAAAGCGTGCGGCAACGGTATGTGGAGCGCTTACCGCCGATCGTCAGTTTCGCCCGTATGGGCAACACGGAATGCGGTGGTTCTGACGGTCTCGGGATACGTCGGGTAATCATCTCCCGAGAGGGTCCATCGCAGAGTGGTCGCACTGTTCGGACCCCCGAACAGTGTGTAATCCCGGCATAGTCGGGTCCACCTCATTGTGACGAGGACACGTAGCTCAGTTGGTTAGAGCACCGGTCTTTTAAATCGGGGGTCCAGGGTTCGAGTCCCTGCGTGTCTACCATATTCGCCCGTACGGGCGTCCGAGCAGGGGGGTTCGGTCACACTAACCGAACGCGTCGGGCGGGAGGTAGTGGCCCGTCCGACACCCCGCGCAATCCCCGGTCCTCCCAGATCGGCAAACTAGGGGGCGTTGGTGAAAACTGGCGTCCCCATTTTCTTGAGAAGGTCGTCGCCCATGGGAAAGAATTTCTATGCCAACCAGCGCAAGCGTGAGGCACGGGAGCGTAGAGAGGCGGAGTACCTGGAAGAAATGCAGGCACGCCAGAAACGTATCGACGATGTTCACATGGTCCCAGAGCATTCTGCCGAAGCCTATGTAAGACTCGAGGATACCGTTGGTAGCGATCAGGCCATGGTCATTGCCAACTTCGTCACTTCCATGCTCGAAAATGAGCTAGAGCGCATTACGGTGGTCAACGATGCCTCGGCGCAATAAGGCTCAACGCGTCGCCATCCAGATCTACTATCGGAAGAAGCGCGAGGGGAAGCTTGAGCGCCCCGTGAGCCGGATAGTGCGTTGTGGCCGCGCTGAATATGACGTGGTCAAGATGACGCCGCGGCGCCGGGAAATCCTGTGGCATGTCGCCTATTCGGACGAGATCGTGTTTCGTCAAATGGTCATGTGGACGTATCGGCGCAAGAGCGACACGGTGATCCCACAACCCTATCTCGACGGGGGCGGCGCAAGTCGGTCATGATCGCCTTGCGCCGCCTCAAGCTGATCAAGTGGCCTATCGGGACAGATCGGGCATGGATCACCCCGAAAGGGATGGAGGCACTGCTTCAGTACGCCGACCCGTTCAACTAAAAGGTGATTTGTGGGTAAGATGTTTGATCTCGGCTATACGGCCGCCGCACAAGGGGAGAACTCTAGTTGGTGCGAGCAGTTCGGCCCTGAATGCGTTGCCGGCTACGACGCCTACTGGGAAAGGATGCTCCATCTGCCGATGGATGAGTCCGATCAGGGTGAGACAGGCTCGACCGCCATCGAAAACACACTGTGGAACGAGGAAAGCTATGATCGAGAGTAGCGCTGTCATTTCCACTTGCGGTCAATACCGCTACCGTCTTTTCCGGCGTTGGAAGTCGGGGCCAACCTGCGTCTTCATCATGCTCAATCCAAGCACGGCAGACGGGACGCAGGACGACCCAACGATACGGCGCTGTATTGGGTTTGCGAAGCGGGAGCACTGCGGTGCTCTGGAGGTCGTCAACCTCTTCGCGTTTCGGGCCACATCACCTGCCGACCTGAAGCGGGCGGAATATCCACTCGGCCAGGAGAACAACGTCTACATCGCTCGTGCGCTGTCCAAAACGGGACCACTGATTGCCGCCTGGGGCGCGCACGGGGTCTTTCTCGGCAGGGACCGTGCCGTTCTCAACATGGCTGGCGGGCTCCTGCAATGCCTTGGCAAAACGAAGCAGGGGCATCCACGTCATCCGCTTTACGTGAGGTCCGATCAGCCTCTCATCGCGCTTTAACGTTCAACTAAAAGGTGACCATGCCATGGAACTGTTGATGATCGTCTGTCTTCTCGCCACCCCGGCGCACTGCAGGTCGGAGAGCCTGACGGTCTCGATCGAGGAAGCCCCGCCGATGCAGTGCATGATGACGGCGCAGCAGACGATCGCGCAGTGGACGGCGGCTCATCCAAAATGGCAAGTTGCGCGCTGGAGATGCGTGCCGAGCAAACGGAAAGGCTTCCACAATATCTGAACCGGAAAGGTGACATTCGCATGCCAGGAATTCTGATTTTCGCGCCGTCCCAGGAAGTCGCTCGCGAGATTTCCGCAACGCTCGGCGCCTACCATCCGCAAACCGGAGCGGACATCCGGGAAATGTTGAAGACGCTTGAAGAGGGTGGCTCGGCGGTCGCCTACATGGGGGCCTTCGTCACGGGCTTCAATATTCCGGAAGGTGTTCGTGTCCTGTTCGACAGCCAGTGCGACATGCTGTCAGCGGAAGGCGCCCAGGCAAAGGCCCGCTTTGATAAGCTGTCGTCACGCCTTCATCGGACTCACATTTTGTCCTGATCGAGATCGTCGTATTCGTCATCCATGTCCTCGTCCAGCTCGTCAGCATCGACGACCTTGGCGGGGACATCCCATTTGATCTCCGAGTTCAGATAACGCTCGAACGCGCGCCGGCAGATCTCCAATGGCGGGATGATGTATTGGCGGATGCGCGACTTGCCGCGGCGCGGGTAGCAGGCCTGCAACTTGTCGCCGATGATCTCCTGCAGACGCTTGCCGAGCAGAGGCCCACTCAGTGCGTCGCCATCGTAGCGGCGCCCGTGGATCCAGCGATTGTAGGAGTCGAACAGGTCGTCACGGTCAACATGCACGTGGTCCGATGACCAGTCGGCGGTCCTGCCTCCAGCCACGTAGTGCTCGAACGACAGATCGGCCGTGTCCAGCATTTCGAACCACCAGCGGTCGAGGTTCTTGAGTCCTGCCAGCTTCTGCTGCGTCAGGGCCGCTGTGTTCGGCACCTTGCGCACCTGGAAATCGCTAATGTCGTAGTGCTGCAGATACCAGAGCAGTGCTTCCGGGCCGCCGTTCTTCATCTCCTTGCGGAGAGCGGCGAAATAGACGTGATCGTTGCGTCGCGCCTCCGAGACATCGAGCACGAAATAGCGCCCTTCATCCGCGGTCGCAGGCACGATCCATTCTTCGTTCGAGGACATGAAGAGGCGTAGACAGCTGTCGACGTTGAAGGGGTTGATACCCTTCGGCTCGATTAGCACCTGCTCGCTGGTGATCAGGTTCTTGAGAACGCCGTCGGCGTTCTTGTTACCAGCCCAGAAGCCTTCCTCGACATGGAGGAAGAGACACTTTTCCTGATGGGCGTTGAACTTCCCAACCAACTGGTCCTGGTTCGCGATTTTGACGCGATGGTGCGTGATGATGTTGGCGAAGTAGTCAGCGATCGTATCCTTGCCGATCCGCTTCTTGCCGCGCAGGATCATCGCGACACCGGGCTTTTCTTCCGGCCGCTGGACCAGATGCGCAAACCACCCGAGCGCATAGCGATAGTTGGTCTCGTCTCCGCTGCAGATCACATCCCGAAGATGGGCGAGCCATAGCGCGCACGAGTACTTGTTGTTCGGGATGACCGAGAAACCCTTCCAATGGTTATAGGCGCCGGCAACGTCGCGACCTGGCGCGAAGACGACGCCGTTCGGGTAGTCTCGCCGCTTCTTGTGGCGCATCCACGCCTTGGAAACCGGTTCCGTGCTCTTTTCCGTCGCGACACGGTCGTTCTCATACCAGGCGTGGAGGTCGGCCTGTGTGCCGTAGGAGGTTGTTCCGTCGTCGTGCTCGGTGATGATCACGCATTTGCCCTTGACGAAGGCAATTGCATGCTTGGCGTTCATGCGCTTGACCTTCGGCGGCACATGTCCAAGCTCGGCTTCAACGTCCGCCTTTCGCAGTTTTACGACACGAGGCGGAACGTCCTCGTCGTCTGAGTCGTCTGCGTCATCCTCTTCCTCGGGCTCCGCGTCGCGCGGTCCTCCGAGGACAGACGAATAGTCCGGCTTTTTGGGTTTTGGCTTTGCCGGCCGGTCGAGATCATCGAAGTCATCTTCGTCGTCTTCGGCATCGTCGAGGTTCTCGAATTCGGCCTCAAGCCTGGCTTCGCGCGCCGCCGTCATGAGCGTCGCCATGCGGATCGGCCGGGGTTTGTTCCGGAATGATTTCCAGACGCGCCGTTGATCAGATGTGTCGAACTTGTCCGACGATGCCGAAAAGTCGCGCCAGAGCTGAAATCCCTCCTGGCTGCCACCGGTCTCGTGGTGGATGGCAAATCCGACGGTCAACCACCCTTCCCTATCGTCCCGCCAGTATTCAACCGGCAGCCCCTTCAACGTGTGCTGGATTTCGCTGACCGTCAGTCCAAGCGGTTTCGAACGATCCTCGCCGTCGCCGCTCTGGATGTCGATCTCGCGCTCGCGCCCGATGAGTTCGCGAATGCGATCAGCTTCGACGACCGGGCCGACACCGAGAATGATCGCATCGAAGTCGATCTCACGCTCCCAACGATAGCGCTTGCCGGTATCGGGGTGGATCGACGGCGGGATCGCGACCTGCTTGCCGGTGCCGAAAAGCTCGATCTCCCACGCCCAATGCTTCTTGTCATCTTTGCCCAGGACCTTACCGGCGCTATGCGCAAGCTTTTTCGGCGGGAAAGCCTCTTCGGACAGAAAATAGTAATGACGGCTTTCGCCGCCTGACCCGGAAATGACCGACGGCAGATCCTCAAATTCGCTGATCATCTTGCGCAGTTCGGCGCGTGCCTCATCGCTCAGTGACGCGTCGCGGATGTCGAGGTCTATGACGTGCAGATAGAGGTCGCCGATCCTCGACCACTTGCCCAGGCGGACGCCAACGTTCATCCCCTGCCGGTACGATCGCTTGAGCTTTTCGAAGCTCGCCACGGGCTTTGCGGCCCAATCGTCACCGATCGGGTTTTTGGCACGCGGATACAGCCAGTGAATGGCAAAACCTTCTTCACAGAGCTGTCGAATGGAGTCGAGCATACTTGCCCCGAGTCAGGGGTTACGGGCAGGTCCGAAGCGCTGGTCAGTCGAATCGATCAGACAAAGAAGCGCTGGAAAGCGGACGCCAGAACCGGCGCATGGTTGTTCACCTTCGCGCTTTCCGCAGACAGCCGCTCGATGCGCCGCGCGAGCCGCACAGAGATCGTGTTTTCCTGCGGGTGGCCTGTCCGGAATCGCTTGTAGAGGGCTTCCGCGCTGACATCGAGCGCGGTTGCGAGCCTGTAGACGTCAAGCTTCGCCCCGTCGCCCTCGCCGCGCTGGAATTCCGGGAGGGCTTTCATGATGAGGTCGTGGAGGGAGAGGTCTTCTTCCTCGCTCTGTTCCGCAGACATGTGGAATCCTCTGTGCTTGCGTCGTTCGTGCAAGCTACGGTCCGCCGCTCGTTTAGTCAATATTTAGTTGACCAGACAACCGAGATGTGTGATCAAGTCAGTGCCCGCGCTTCGGCGCACACGCTGTGAAACGCCATGTCACCCTGAAAGGAACCGCAATGGCACTCGAAGAGCTTCTGCAGACCAACAACGAGCTTCTGGAACGCAACAACAGCCTCCTGGAAAAGCTGCTCGCCGCGGCGTCCGGTGGGAAGGCGGCCTCGACCAAGTCCAGCGGTGATGATTCCGACGACAAGCCCGCCAAGACGACGCGCAGCCGGAAGTCGGCCTCGACGAAGGAGTCCGACGACGGCCCGACCCACCAGGAGGTCAAGGACTTCGCTCTGGAGTGGATCTCCGAGTTCGAGGACAACGAGAAGGACCCCGAGCCGCAGGCCCGCTCTGCCGCGCTCAAGAAGGCGCTCGCTGCGATGCTGAAGAAGCAGGATGCGACCATCACGGATGTCCCGGCCGCCGAGCTTCACCGTGTCGTGGCATGGGTCAAGAAGAAGAAGGAGGAAGGCCGCCTGACCCCCGAGCCGTCCGACGATGACGAGGGCGATGACGACGGCATGTGAGCCGTTTCATGTTCCCGGCCAGCTCTTACAGTTGGCCGGGGGCATTCAGAAAGCGGGCGATGCCCGTTTCCTCAATGCCCTCACGGAGGCTCACATGAACTTTCAGGCCGCACTGGAGACAATGCGAACGGGTAGCGCCGTGGCGCGTCGCATCTGGCATCCAAAGCGCAATCCTGAATTTCTCGTCTTCATGCCTGGGCGTGAAGTGCAGGCATCATTCGAGCCGATGGTGACCCATCTCGGAAAGGGATGTGTCTTCAGGACACGTGACCACATCGACGCGGTCTTCGTGAGCGACACGGGGCTCGAATGCGTGGTCGGATACGAACTGTCTCAAGCTGATATCATGGCGGCAGACTGGTATGTCATCGAGAACCTTTGACTGCAGCCAGCCCGCAGCCTGCGAAGGCAAATTCGGCTTTGACGACTATGCGACAGCGAAGAAGGTTGCACGTCGGATTGAAAACAAGAGCCACAAGGGCTGCGGGACTTTCAAGTGCGGGTTCTGCGGGAAATATCATCTGTCTCACAAGGCACGGAAACGATTTCGCGCCAGACGACGCAGACGGTTGGGCTGACGATGGCACACGCTAGAAACGCACCTTCCGACGCCAAGCGATGGATGGGATGTGCCGGCGCCATCAACCGGTGCAAGAAGCTTGGCCTGAACAGCGACCAATCAAGCTTTGCTGCGGCAGAGGGCACGATCGCACACAGGGTCGCCAACGATTACTGCTTCAATCTCGGCTTTGAGCCCTACGACCTGCTCGGCCGTCGCATGTCCGCAGACGGCTATCATTTCGTCGTCGACGAGGCGATGTGTGATGCAATCCAGCCAGGCCTCGATCGGCTGGCCGAGTTCGAAGGTCAGAGATTTAGCGAGTATCGCGTCAACATCACACCGTGGGTCGGCAAGGATGAGGACGGCAACGATCAGCTCGGCACACTGGATCGTGGGATTGTCGGCCGGAAAGAGATTGTGATCGGTGACCTGAAATATGGTGCCGGCATTGCGGTGCCATGTGTTGGAAATCCGCAGGTTCCGATCTATGGGCTCGGTTTCTGGAATGACGTTGCCCGCCATATCTCGGATGCCAAGGTCTTCCGCTTCATCATCGATCAACCGAGGAACGGCCGGGGCGGTGGCGAGTGGATTTTGACGCTCGATGAGCTTCTGGCATTCGGTGAAGAGGTCAAGGCGCGCGCGGCGCTCACGTTCGATGAGGACGCGCCGTGCACACCGTCTGACGAAGCGTGTCTATGGTGTCCGGCTGCCAAGGTCGACGGCGCCTGCCCGGAGTATGAGGCCTGGAACCTGTCGTCCTTTGATATCGACTTCGACGATCTCGACGCGCTTGAAGATGGCGATGAAATCGAACTCCCGGAGGTCGAAGGGCTCAACGTCAAACGCAAGGCGGCGATTTACATGCGGCTCACAGCGTTGCGAGGGTTTCTCAGCCGGATCGAGCAGACCGTATCTGCTGACGTGAAACTCGGGGATGGCGCCAAATACGGCCTGAAGCTTGTTGCGGGAAAGCGGTCGAAACGCGTTCACGTCGACGAAGGGCTGTCCGAGCGATATCTGGTCAGAAAAGGGGTTCCGCGGAGCAAGTTAATCAACGAAAAGTTGATTAGCGTAGCCCAACTGGATAAAGTCTACGGAAAGGGGAAATTCCCCTCATTCCTGTTTACGGGAGGCATACAGCAACCCGTGATCGTTCCACTGGAGGACGCGAGGCCCGCGCTGCTGACCGACTCCGTTTTCGAGGACTACGGCGAGGAAGGCGTCGACGACTGAGCGCACTCATCTGCTCTTCTACTCAACCGTTCAATCGATCATCCGGAGAACTGAGATGGGCTTCAAACCCTCATTCAATCCCGACACCGGCACTGTCAAATGCCTGGTTCGCCTTTCCTACTGCAAGATCCTGAAGAAGACGCCTTCGACGGCGGGCGGCAAACTCATGTATCGGACCAATGGTCTGATCATGAAGAAGACCAAGGAAGGTCGCCAGAATAAGGCCGTCGTCGACGAAGCAGTTGATGCCATCATTTCTGAGCGCTGGCCGGGCAAAGACCCCGAAAGACTGCTGAAGGCCTTCGACTCGAAGCGACTTCCCATCTTCGACGGCGACGACAACCTGACCCCCGACGGTGATGTTCGCGAACATTACGAGGACACCTGGTATCTGAAGCTCAACAGTGACAAGAAGGTCAAGTTGCGCAACCGGAAGGGCGAAGAAATCGATGCCGACGAGGCAGAAGAGCTTTTCGTTTCCGGGTTCTGGGCAATCGCCTATTTTCATTTCTATGCGATTACCGACAAGGACAAGGGCGGCAACGGAATTTTCGCGACGATCGACGGTATCCAGTATTACAAGCGCGACGAGGAGTTCACGGGCGGCGGCATCGACGACAGCGAATTCGAGGACTACGGCGACGAGGACGAGGAGGATGACGACCTCGACCGGAAGCCGGCGCGCCGTCGAACCGCGTCCTCGATCGACGATGACGAAGACGAGCGCCCGCGTCGCCGCAAGCCTGCCGACGATGACGAAGACGACCGCCCGCGTCGCCGCAGGTCGTTCGACGACATCTGAGCTGCGCCGATATTCAACCAAAAAGTGACAACGGCGGGTCTAACCCGCCGTTTCAACGCCAGCACTGGAGGCGGTGATGGGTGACGTTCATTGCATGCTTGATATCGAGACGTTGGGAACGCGGTTCAACGCACCGGTTATTGCCGTCGGTGCCTGCTTCTTCCGCCCTTCAACAGGTGAACTCAGGAAAGAGTTCTACGAGACCGTCGATCTGGATAGCGCGCTTCGCTACGGGCTTATCGAGGGGCGCACCCTGGCATGGTGGATGAAACAAAGCGACGCCGCGCGCCATGACGCTGTTGCCGGTAAGCTGCCGCTTGAGCAGGTGCTCGGGAAGCTTAGTGCGTTCCTGTCGTTGGATCGGGAGGCCCCGATCTGGGGCAATGGCCCACATTTCGACATCACGATCCTTGAGCACGCCTATTATCGTGTGCTCGGCCCTAATGCCCCAATACCGTGGAATTTCTGGTTGGTGCGCGACTGCCGCACGATTCGTGAACTTGGCGAGTCAAAGGGCTATCGGGTTCCGGATTTCACGGGCACCAAGCACAATGCGCTGGCTGACGCGCTCCATCAGGCGCAGTGGGTCTCGGAAATCTGGCAGCTTCTCATCGGTTCGTCCAACCCGCGGCACGCAGACCGTTACGACATCTGACGATGGCGCCGAGAACAGAACGCTTTAAGACAGAAAGACCGATCGCAGTATTCGACATAGAATGCTACGAAAACTACTTTTATGTGGGCATTCTTCGAGAAGACGGTCAGACCGCGTCATACGAACGTAGTGACAGAGCGGATTTTAATCCGCAGAGGGTTCGGAAACTTCTTCGTAAATACACGTTCGTCGGCTTCAATAGCCGCGACTATGACATGATGATGCTGCTATATGCCATATCCGGAGCGACGAACACACAGCTTAAGGCACTGTCTGACGCGATTATCAAGAAGCGGTTGAAGCCGTGGGACTGCGAGCGCGACTACGGGATTATCGTCCCGCCGTATGTCGATCATATCGACCTTTTCGACACCAATCCCTCGGTTGGTTCGAAGACAGCGGAGGGGGATGAAGACGAACTGGATTCAAACCAGTTCGCGTCCGGAAGCGCGAGCCTCAAGACGCTTGCCGGGCGTCTCCATTCCGAACGCCTTCAGGATCTCCCATACGCGCCTGAGACCGTTCTCACGCACGATCAAATGGACAAGCTTTCCGACTACTGCCTGAATTCGGACTGTCCCGCGACCCTGGCGCTCTTTCATGCATGCAAGGAAATGCTGGAACTCCGGGAATCTATCGGGGAACTCTATGGCTTCGACGCTCGGTCGCTTTCCGACGCGCAAACTGGCGAGCGCATGATCAAGACCGGTGTCGAGCGCATCACCGGCAGCCGAATTCAGAAAGCCGAGTTCCGCGGCGCCTACACCTTCCGCTATCAGGTTCCCGACTTCATCGCGTTTGAAACACCCCTTCTTCGCGATGTCCTAAACGTAATCCGGAATACCGATATCCAGGTCACAGCGACGGGTTCGGTCAAGTTTCCGGAGGAGTTCAAGAAATTCAAGATCGCCATCGGCGGGGCGACCTACAAACTCGGCATTGGCGGCCTGCACTCACAGGAGAAGTGCCGCGCTGAGTTCTCGGATGCCGAAGGCCAACTTGTCGATGTCGACGTGGGATCGCAGTACCCGTCGATCATCCTGAAACTCGGTCTATATCCGAGGGCCGTCGGCCCGAAATTCCAGAAGGTCTATGGCGGGATCAAAGACGAGCGCATGGCCGAAAAGGGGCGTTCGAATGCTGCGCGAGACAGGGGTGACCGCGAACTCGAACTCTATCACAAGCAGCGCTCAGACGGTCTGAAAGTCGGTCTCAACGGCCCGTATGGCAAGCTCGGCAGTCGCTACAGCATCCTATATGCGCCGCATCTGATGATCGCGACCACGTTGACCGGGCAGCTCACTTTGCTGATGCTGATCGAGCGGGCCGAGAAGCACGGCATTCGAGTGGTGTCGGCGAATACCGACGGCATTGTCATGAAGGTGCCCCGTTCGATCTATCAGGGCATGCGGAAAGACCGGCCGGCCGGAGGCGTCCTCAAGGACATCATCGAATGGTGGGAGCAGCGCACCAGCTTCGTCCTTGAAGGCGCGGAGTACGCAGCGATCTATAACCGCGATGTGAACTACTATGTGGCGATCAAGCCGGATGGGAAGGCAAAGCGGAAAGGCGCAATCGCGAACCATTGGGATCCGTCCTCCCCGGATTACAGCATCCGCGAGCAGTTGAAAAAGAACCCCAAGATGACCGTCTGTGGCGACGCCGTCTTGGCGTTCCTGACCAAGGGGCAGTCGATCGAGAGTTTCGTCAACTCCTATAACGATGTTCGGGGTTTTGTGACCGTCATAAAAGCGAAGGGTGGCGCCGACTGGAAGGGTGAATATCTCGGCAAGACAGTTCGCTTTTACTGGTCGACCGACGGCGCACCGATCATGCGCGGAAAGCCGCACGCGAAGACAGGCAACCGCAACAAGGTCTCAAAGTCAGATGGCTCGACACCTCTGATGCGAATGCCTCGGGACTTCGCGGTTCCTCATGATCTGGATCGCCAGCGCTACATTGACGAGGCATACGCGATGCTTGCCGAAATCGGCTACATCGTGCCTCCTCTTGAGGCGTTCCTGTCGCAGTTTCTTTCCAAGGTCGCGCCAGATCACTGCCCTTTGGAAGCGTTTCTATCGCAGATATTAAGCGGTGGTGTTGGCGCAGCCGCATCAATATAATCAACAAAATAGTGACTTAACAACTGGTGGTGTCGAAATGCGGGAACGACTGAGCAATCGCCGATATGCCGAGACCTTCGATTTCGTTCACACGAACCCGGAAGGCAAAGGCTCGGAATTTCGGGCCACTGTTGGCACATATGAGGATGGCAGGGTTGGCGAGGTCTTCGTCAACTTCATCCTGAAAGGCAGACACAAGCCTTCAACTGACCAGGACATCAATGTCCGGGATGCTGCGATCCTCCTGTCTTTCGCCCTTCAGAACGGCACCAGACTGGCTGACATTGCCCCGGCCATGACGCGCGGTGAAGGGGGTGAGCCTCACGGTATCATGGGAACCCTCCTCGATCAGCTGGTCGAGTTTGAGGCGAAGATGGAAGGCGTGAGCGATGCCTGATTTCAGAATGACGATCAGCAAGGCCGAGTTGATGGAGCAGATCGAGGAGGCGCGCCAAAACGTGGCACGTCTCGAGTCCTGTTACGCTCATCGGATCTCGTCGCCGTATCTGGGCACGCTTTCACGCGAGAAAGTCATTTGCGAGCGCTGCGGCGGCACACTCTATCCAGACGCCGCGCTTCAGTATGCCAGAGGCTTCGTTGCTGCGGGCGGCGCTGCGGAAGATGTCTGGCCTGATTGGGCTAAGACATGAGTTTTGCCTACTACAACGAGAACGACACGAAGACGGCAGCCTGGCTGAGGGAACTGATCAGGGCCGGTATCATCGCCGATGGCGAAGTCGATGAGCGGAGTATCGAGGATGTTGGCCCGGACGATCTGGACGGATTTACTCAGTGTCATTTCTTCGCCGGGGTCGGCGTCTGGAGCTACGCCCTCCGATGCGCAGGGTGGCCTGACGACCGCCCTGTCTGGACAGGGTCATGTCCCTGCCCGCCGTTCTCGTTGGCCGGCAAGAAACAACGATGCCCATCGTGTGGTGGCAAACGTAATCTGTGCCACCCTCGCAAAACCGGACATTTCATCTGCCTCGATTGCGGATGTGATCGCCATGCCGACGGCCGACACCTTTGGCCTGAGTTTTCACGGCTTATCCGAGAGCGGAAACCTCCAGTCGTCTTTGGGGAACAGGTTGCGAGCGAGGACGGAAGGTATTGGCTCAACGTTGTACAAGCTGACCTATGGGCAGCACGATATGCCGTTGGGGCCGCCGATTTTTGCGCTGCGGGGGTCGGCGCCCCGCACATCCGCCAGCGGCTCTACTGGGTTTCGCAAAGGATGGGCAACACCGAAAGCGGAGGACGCAGAGAGCGCGGGCATGCGCCATGGCCGAGGGGTGGCGGACACATTGACGGCACAGGCGACGCACTTGGCCGGGTGGCCGACGTGCACAAGCACGGATGCGATCAAACAGGGTGCGGTGAGCCCAAGACCGGGAATGATGGGTCTTTCGGAAACGGTTCCATTGGCAGGTTGGCCGACAGCCTCGGCGAGGGACTGGAAGGACACAGCCGGCATGGCGACAACAGCCGTGAACCCGGACGGGTCGACACGCTCGCGGTTGGACCAGTTGCCGCGCGTGGCAACGTTGGCAGGCTGGCAGACGCCAACAACAGACAAATTCAGGAGTCGGGGTGGGGACAGAAAAGACGAAATGGGACCGCAACAACTGCTGCAATGGAGAACGACAGACGGCCCGGCCCGGTTAACGGCCAGTGGCGAGATGCTGACTGGATCTTCTGCCGGGATGGACGATGGCGGCCAGTTGAACCCGGCTCATCCCCGTTGGCTCATGGGGCTCCCGCCCGTGTGGGACTATTGCGGGGTTATGGCAATGCGATCGTTGCAGAGCAGGCGATCACGTTCATCGAAGCATGCCTCGACGCACGAGCTTGTGAGTCCCCTTCAGATCCTGCTCTCACTATGTCTTGAAAATCAACCAAAAGGTGATTGATGGCGGAAATCCCGCACGTCCAGAACCCGGTTACGGCCTACGCCAAGTCAAAGGGCTGGCTGGCTCGTCGCGTGCAGTTCATCGGGCGAAACGGGTGCCCGGACAGTTGGTTCTTCAAGCGCAAGCGCCGCCCCATCGTTATCGAGTTCAAGGACTTTGGCAAAGAGCCGAATGAACAGCAGATGCGCCAAATCAAGTTGCTGCGTGAATACGGCCTCGATGTCCATGTGATCGACAACTACGAGGATGGCTGTGCTCTGTTCGATTGATGACAGCCCTCTTGCGAGCCTCCTTTCCACGGTTCTGCAGGTATCGGAGACCCCCTCTGTCGAGACTCCGCTTTCCGCTTTCCTTGAACAACTACTAGGGATCGCACCACCGGCTTCGGGGCTCCGACCGGAAAGCATGCTCCGCTCCTATCAGCGCTATCTCGCCGACCGCATCGTCACAATGCCGTATCTCCTAGGCGCCGCCGAGATGAGCCTCGGCAAGACGGCCGCGGCGTTGACCGGTGCGCGCAGACTGATGAAGAAGCGACTGACGTGGCGCACCATCATCATTGCCCCGTTGACGGTTGCGGAAGAGACGTGGCCGACTGAATTGGCTGAGTGGGAACACCTTGCCGATGCAACATTCACAGTCGTCTGCGGGTCGGAAGCGCAGCGCCTGGCCGCCCTGAAACGCGATGCGGAATTCACGATCATCAACCGTGAGAACCTGCCGTGGCTTTGGGAGACGATCGGGCAGGACAGGGGCTGGCGTTGGAAAATCCTGATCTACGATGAGGCTAGCCGCCTGAAGGGGTTTGTGCATCGAACACCGGGCAAACGCAAGGATCCGAAGACCGGAGCTGTCGTCAAGCGCAAGCCAACACTGACCGAATTTGGCGTTGTTGCAAGAGGCCGCAAACACTGTGAGCGAGTTGTCGAGCTTTCCGGCACGCCCTCGCCCAACGGCATTATCGACCTCGGCGGACCGATTTATATCCTCGACAAAGGCGAGCGCCTGGGGCCGTCAAAGGCGGCATTCCATCGACGGTTTTTCGACACCAACGAGTTCAGCCATAAGGTCACGCCGAAACCCGGCGCCAAAGACGAGGTCATGTCCAGAATCAAGGACGTGATGATCGCTCTGCGGGCGGAAGACTATATCGACCTGCCTCCGCAAGTCTTCAACCCGATATATGTGCGTCTCGCTCCAAAGCACATGCAGCAATATAAGGCGTTCGAAAGGACACTGGTTGCCGAGGCCTATGATGTCGAGGCGGTCACCAAGGGTGTGCTGACAAACAAACTCCTCCAATTTGCGAACGGGGGTCTCTATAGAACAGACGAAAGGATCTACCCGCCGATCAGGGAAACGATCCCCGTTCACGATGCAAAACTGAGAGCCCTTGAGAGTATCGTCGAGGAAGCGGCCGGCCAGAACATTCTTCTTGCCTACAGCTTTCAGTTCGATCGCGAGAGGATCAGGAAGAAGTTCCCCAAGGTCGTCTTTTTCGACGAGGATAAAAATTTCGTCAAGAAATGGAACGCCGGCAAGATCCAGCTCGGCGCAGCGCATCCTGCGTCGATGGCACATGGCCTCAACCTGCAGCATGGCGGTCATATCCAGGTCTGGTTTGGCCTCACATGGTCACTCGAACTTTGGGATCAGTTCAATCGCCGTCTGGCGCGACCGGGGCAACTCAATCACTCGGTGTTCATCCACGTCATTATGGCGAAAGGCACAATGGACGAAATTCAGTACGAAAAACTTCAACAAAAAGGTGTCAACCAGGATGAAATTATGGATGCCGTACGAATCAGGTTGACCGACGGTTGACAGTCCATACGGATTGACCCATACATGTCAACATAAAGTTGACTCAGGGTTAAAAGATGATAACCGAAATCCCCAAGGCACCGAAGAACGAGGACTTCTCCGTCCGCCTGAGAAAGTCGATCGCGAGAAATTTAAGGGCGCCGCAGGGGCGAGGTCAGCAGAAGTGGCTGCGAGAGCAACTGGACGCCAAGTTCGGGATCAAGGTCACTGCGGAAGGCGTTCGCAAATGGTTCGCAGGTGAAGCCTTTCCCCGTCAGGAGGTCGTTCCAAAAATCGCCGAGGTCCTGGAGGCTGATGAGATGTGGTTGCTGACCGGCCGAACACCGGGCAACCCATCTGCTTCTACGGGGCATCGTGGCGCAATTGCTTCGGATGGGGCGGTGACGCTGGTAGCGGCTCATATTCAGCTTGCAGGCGGGACGATCGCAAATGCCTCGCAAGGCTCTTCTCACAATCTGGAAGCTATCATCAACCTGAAACATCGACCGTTGACGGTCCTACTGGCTAGTGATGCGTTAGGGTTCGAGCTGGCGGTCAATGAGAATGCCAAGGATATCGTCCTGGTCGTACCGACGACAGTTCCAACGATCTATGAATTTTACCTGCTGGAGATCGATGAGTTGAGGGACATCTCCAGGGTCATTGATGACAGCCTTGTCTTTTCACTCGCACGCAATAGCGTCGGCATGCTCTGTGCGGGGCAGACCCCGCTGAGGATTATCCGTTCGTTTGCGAAACTCGATGAGGCCGAGGCCCCAATGATGTCTGGCTTTGGTAGCGCAAAACGATCCGTCGATCTGTGATGACGGTACGGGTGACGGTACGGAACGCCGACACATCTAAAATTAAATGATATTTCAATAGTTTATATTAGACGTTCGATTCCGCCCCTGGGCACCACTTTTTCTTCAAAGAAATTATTGGCTCGGGTGACGCGTACGTTTTGCGCGAATTTCGTTCGTCCGGCGCCGGTGTTATTCGGGATTTTAGAAACTGCATTTAAATGCAATAGGGCGATCTGGACTGCGGAATTCTGACGTCCGTGTGCTGTGAGGTTAGTCAGCAATGGGTCAACGAATATCTGATTCACATTTATGGATGGTGCCCTGCGGGTTAAAAAACGCAATGCCTCCAGACGCAGCGGACATTATTCGGCAGCGCTCCCATACTTCCTCCGAATGTTCTTCGCTGCCCGATATGCGTCGGTGACTTGCACCCGAAACTGAAACAAACTTTCGCTTACATTGTATTCCGTCTGAACAGTCTCAATCGGCAATGCGTTGAGAATTATGTAAATCAAAGCCTTCTTTGGTAGCAGAATTGCAGCACCTAGCCACTTTGCTTCCTCTTCAATGGTTGGATCATAATCTCGCTCGCCATTGGCTTTAATGGGTGCTGTCAGCGGATGGCCGAGAACAATGTGCGCGAGTTCATGGGCGATGTCTGAATTCTGCCGCCTCGGATGATGAAAATCGTTGTAGATAATTTCTTTGTATGCCCCGTCGTTTATAGTCACTCCCGAGAACGTGTCCTTTCCATTTGTTCGCCAAAACGTTTTGATTTCTTGCGGGACGCCGCTGTGAGTGGAAAGCGGAATCACAGGAATTTCCAAGTTTTTTGCGAGTGCCTTGGCATCCAATGGCGCATAAGGAGCGAGAGACATCTCATCCCGAAAGGTTAACGCATAGTACTCTGACTCCGATTTGAATCCGTGTCTAAATTTTTTGGTCACGGCGCTTCCTCATCTCTTCATAAAGGGAGATGATCATTCGTTCCATCATAGCCGATCCTTCCTTGCCGAGTTCTCTATCTGCGCGCAAAAGCGCCGTTATTTCGGCAAGTGTTTCCGCTCTTGGAGGCATTTCTCCTTCTCGAAGATAAAATGTCTTTACGTCGATTCCCGACCAAGAGGCCAGTGCTGCAAGGCTATCGACATCAGGTCTCTTTCCCTGCCCCATTCGCGTTAGAGTGGAAGGGGAAACGCCTGTTCTTTCCGCTACTTTCTTCCATGTGATGCCTAGTGAATTTCGATGCGCATCAAGCGCTGCATAGAAACCTTCCGCATCAAAAAAATTCGACATATGACCCTCTATTGCAATCTTGCAATTTTTCCCGAATCGGGTATTTTTAGATAGTTGCAATCTAGCAATTATTGATCTGCTTCGCAATTCACCGATGCGATGACGGGCAGTCTGGCAAGGGGAAGTTAAATGACCAGAAAGAACCAGTATGTCGTTCGAAACGGCAAGACTTGGGGTGTTCGCGGTGAAGCGAGTGAACGCCTTACACGTACATTCGAAACGCAGCGCGAGGCCATCGACTTTGGCCGTGAGATCGCGCGCAATCAGAGAACTGAGTTGCGTATTCAGGGCCGCGATGCCCGCTTCCGCGAAGCGTGGAGTTACGGCAGCGACCCCTTCCCCCCAAAGGGTTGAGTCAAGAACTCTTCACTAGCAATGAGGCAAGCAAATTATGACAGCAAGACCTATTAAGACTGTCACAATTACGGTCAATCAAGATGATCATGAGGTGCCTAAGGAAAAAATCTCGTATGACGAGGTCGTCGCTCTATATTTATCCGACGGCGGCGCAGGATCCACCGAGTATCTCATCAAATATTCGCGCGGTCACTCGGACAACGTGAGTGGGACGCTGGCGCCCGGCAACGAAGTGAAGGTGAAAGATGGAATGCGGTTCAGAGTTTCAGGCACTGGCGAGTCGTAA